CTCCTTCGCCTTCTCCTTCCCCGCCTTCACCTGGATCTCCTTGATCTGGAGGACCGCCTTCACCCTTACTTGACCCCTGATTACCTTTACTATTTGGATTCTGAGGTGGTTTTTGAAATTTAGGATCCTTTTTAATTTGTTCGTAAATTGTTTCAACTGGCAAATTAAGAAATTGGGGATCATAAAGTCCGCCAAGAGCTTTAAGGAATGCTTCATTGAAGTCACTTAAAGTATCTATAATGATTGCGTTAATTTCATAGTCACCAGCATAATTGAAGATCTTTGGATTTCTTCCTTTGATCCTCTGCATGTGAAGAAGTACACAGTGCATAATTTCATGAATGATGACAAAGATTTTTTGTTCCCATGTTAATTTATTGGCAAACATTGGGTTAACAAATAAACGGGTACCATCTGTAGCCATCGTAGGAACAAGCCAAGTATAAATTGGAGTAAATCTATGAACATAGGGAGCAAATAGAGGGGATTGAGAAACAATAGCTGTTTTAGCACTTTCCATTTCTCTTTTCAAGTGGCCCATATCTATTTTAGTACCATCTTTGGCATAAACATAAGCATAGTCCTCAATCTTATTAGATCTTGGTGTTGCTTCACCTTGCGGTCTTATCTGCGCAAATTTGTCTTCTGCAGTTGGAGCAGGACCTGCTTCATTTAAAAAATCCTCAAATTGTGGATAAAATCTTTCCATTTGTTATATTTTTTTAATTATATAGATTACCTAAAACTTTGATTGTAGCTCTAATTTGCCAATCCTTCCATTTCTTTGGACCTCCGTAAATTGAAAAATCCCCGCGAACTTCTTTAGGAAATCCTCTTAAAGATTCAAAGCTATTATTTGCAGCATAAAAACCTCCTTTGACCAAATTAAAATTGATAAATTCGGGCAATTCAGATAATCCTTTTCCCACTATATTTATATCGTCAAAAGCATCGATAGTTTCATCAGGGTTAATCTTATATTCCGTTTCAGGTATTCCCATAGATTTAAACCAGCTTTTAATCTGGTAATGTTCTCCAACTTCAAGTTTTTCAAGCGGTTCTGCATCTCTTTCAAAATTTACACCTTCATTTGTCTTTTTAGTATCTACCCAAATCGTTTTAGATAATACTTTGCAAACTTTTGTAACATCTCCTCTAGTAAAGTTACCGGGATTTTTATAAGCAATAAAATTTCCTTCAATAAGTTTTGGAGCATGTTCTAATGTCATAAGTTCATTATCAAAACACTTAAAATTACCTTTATAATTAGCTGTTCCTTTAACTTTTATTGGACATCCTCGAAGAGTTGTAAGACGGTTTTTAGAAATATTAAATCCGCCCCAAACAACATTAAACTGAATATATGAGGGTAATTCGCCACCTTCAACTTTACCTTCTAGATTTACAACCGCACCATTCTTTTTATCCGAATAGTCAATAGTTAGATCTTCATTTAAATTATAAAAATAGAGTTCTTTTTCATGCAACCATTTTTCTATAAGAACTTTTTTGCCAATTCCTAGTGATGCTTTAGGATCTTCGTAACGTGTAAAATTTTGAGATTCATTAGTTTTAGCACGAACATTTAAATATCCGATTAACCCCCCAAGCGCATCTTTAGCATTATCATAATAATCTGTTCGATAATCTGTCGTCACAGCAACCCATCTTTTTCCATCCCCATCTCCATCACTTTTTGATTTCAAAATTAATACTGGTTGTGATAAATCTCGTAAAATGCTAACAATATCGAAATTTTGTTCAATAATATCCAAAGGCAAATCCCATTCGGTTTCTTCCACTATTTTTTTGTCTAGAATTTTCTTCCCAATTCCCATAGAAGCTAAAGGTTCTTGACCACGTTCAAAATTAATATTTTCTTTCACGATTATCATCTTTTATTCGTTTAATTCTTCTACTATAACATATCCGCCAACTTCGCATACTTTTCTAATATCCTCTGCAGGGGGAGGGGGTAAGTTTACAACGCCGGGATAATATACGGTCAACTCTCTGCCAACATAACTCGGAAATCCTTTTAATGCTAGTGGGGATCTAACGAAACATTTGAAGTCCATACGTATAGTTCCAAATTTAATATACTCTGGAAACGTATTGAATAAAGTTTCGCTCAAGTCTATATCTTCTGCATCTATCTTTAAATTTTTTGTAAGAATAGGCCCTATAATGTTATTAAATTGCCTCATTTCTGCAATCCATTTTAAGATAAGCGGTTTTCGACCAATCCCCATTGAAACTACCGGTTCCTGACCGCGTTCAAAATTATGTATGCTTTCTCGAACTATCATTTTCTTTTAAATCTGTCAGGATCATAGACCCCCTTATTTCTTAATATCTTTAAAATTTTAATAAAACTATATTTGTTATCAAATGCTTTTTCAATCTTTCTAGACCCCATTCTTTTATTTACATACAAATCAACAATTAAATCTTCGTCTTCTTTCGAAACATCCTTGTATGCGGTATTATCTTTTCCATATCTTGGCGGACCAAAGTTTTGAGCAAAATGTTTACCCTGCAAAGATTTAGATATATTTTGTTTTCTTTCTTCTGTGTGTTTTACATCTAAAAGAGAATTTCGAATTTTGTCTTTTGTCTCTTGTTTTCTTGTTTTACCAGTATTAGATTTTGCACGTTTATTTTTTTCTTCTTCAGATTGTATTCTACCAATACCAATTCCCCTTCTCCCTATACTTTGTTTTTTCTTTATTTCTTTTGCTTTTTCTTCACCAAAGATTTCTTCAAATGTTTTTCCCTTTCGTATTCCTAAATTAGAAATAGTATAATTTCCCCCGCCTTTTGTCAAATTATATCCATCCGGTCTAATAGTATTATCTCGATCTATATAGAAAATTTCTCTTTCATTTAGAATTTGTATTAATTTTTCACTATTTTCATTTTTTCTTTCTTCTATAATTTCCCATTTAATATTGGATTCGCCATACTTTCTTATAGCATTATGAAAATATAAATTTGACCCACTTCTAACAGCAGCATAATGACTATATTTTCTTTTTTTTAATCCTTGAATGGTTCTTCCATAATATTTTTTTCCTTCTGGAGAAGTAGCACAATAGATTATTCCTTTTATCATAGATAAGTTTATTATATATATCACAAGGGGTACCTACGAAAAGAGCGCGAACCAGTCTGGAGGATTATCCCCTTTGATCTTTTCTTTCAATGCTTCAATTTCTGTGGTTCCTTCTGTACGGATTTGTTCAAAATTTATAGTTACGTTTCCAATAAGCTGGAAATTAAAGGTTCCAAGTATACGAGCAAGAGATAGCTTTGCTTTTGCAATCATCCAATCAAGAACGATAGTATCTTCGTAAGCATCTTCTAGAGGAATATGATCTAAAGCTAATACCATTAAACTGCTAACAGGTGTACGACCTGTAATAATCAATCTGTGAGTATTTGGGTTAAAATCGTGATTTATATCTTTAAGGTTAAATGCCCTTGCCAAATCCCAAAAACTCCACTGAATTGTACGATAAGTAATCTGGTCTGAAGATAATGGGGTAAGATAAAGATCTGAAGCCATTAATCTATCGAAGTTTAAGTCTGGGTCATTGATACCAAATACCCTATCACCGCCAGTCATTTCCACAACTTTTTTAATACCTTCTGTGCAAGGATTCATTTGGAATGTTCTGGTTGCTCTCCATTCGGGGGTCTGATAATATTGTTTATTGATAATATAGATTTTATCCTGAATCAATTCACGATACTCCCTGAAAAGAAATCTCATCTCTTTATCAATGATACGGTCTATTTCCGCTGTTGGAATAGTATAGGGAATAGATGCTGATGCAGTTATTTCCCCTACAATTCTTTGAATAAATTCGGCTTTAGTCATTATATTTTACCATTTAATTTTAAATTCATTTGCATATCCCTTGTCCTTCTTATTTGGAATAAGGTTTTTGAGCCAGTTATAATCTCTGATCTCTTTTACTGCGATTGCATCGTTTTTTTCAGGTTTGTTCTCTCTAGGGTTAACAACTAAACAATGTTCATCTAGTTTAGCTTCTTTACCTATTCCTGCGTTCTGTACGACACTTTCAAAAACTTTACAATTGATTATCTCACCAGAATTAAAGATTGTGCTAGTGTGTATCTCATTGCCCCTATCCGCACGTGAGCGTAATAAATAACAATCGGCGATTTTATTTCCTTCTATAATTGTTGAATTTCGAATCTGAGAATTTTTAACAGTGCATTTCCAAAGTGCGCATTTTTCTACAATGCCTTGAACTTCCGAATTTACTATTTGTAAATTAGAAACTTTTATACCAGATAACTTAGCATCTTTTATTTGGAAGAGACCCTGTTCTGTATCCAAATTGAATTTTCCTTTTTTGAATCCACTCTCAAGCATTACCTTTGTAAGTGGCCCGCGAATTTTTTCCCAATAAGTCTTAATAATTTGATCTCCAGTTTTGAGGTCAACGCCAATTTGAATATCTTTGTATTCTTTAAGGAAGAATTCGGGATCGTAATAAGCTCTACGAATGGTTGAATATCCTTCAATAATTTTAGCCATCTCAGCTTCCATTACTGCAGAATAGCCAGGAACGTTTAGAACCTGATAAGTGGATATGATAAAGTAATTGAGAGCCTCATTTATTTCTTTTGCTTTGGCTTCATATCCCTTTCCCCCAATATAATTAAATTTAAGAATGCCATAAGTTTGATCCGTAAAGTCAATTCCATAATAAGCAGCCATCGGCATTGCGAAAGAATTGTTTATATTTCTGAATGGATTGCTAATGTTCAAAAATTCATTCATCGGAATAAGATGCTTAACACTCATGGAAAACGGAGAATCTCTTCTCTCTGGGAATTTTTTCCAGATATAATTCTCGTCCATTTTAAGAACCATCTTAGCAACATCCATATTAGATATTGTCTGAGCAGTCTGAAGTTCCCTATTGTTAAAGGATAGGGAAACAGTCATACCAGTTGTTCTATCGGTTTTAGAAGTATTTTTTATCCACTCAAGAACTCCATTAAGCATTGGACCCGTACTAAGATAATCTTGCGGACTTAATTTAAAGCTATAACGCGAATTTTTTCCTGCATATTCTCTTAAAAGAACAGGCGCAGTCCAAGTTGGAATCATTCTTGGGTCATTTGTAAGAGCCACACTTTTTGCTGTTGTGTTTGAAAGTTCTTCAACAATGAATTCTGCCTCTTTTGTTGAAAAGAATTCAAAGGTATATCCTACTTGAGCATTGTTGAAAACTTCTTGCACAGAATAGTCACGAAGGTGGTTGTATAAAGATACATTATCCATTTAACGGGTTTTTCTTTATTTATTCACAAAAAAGGAGCAGTTAATTCTGCTCCTTCCTATTTCTATAATTAGATACCTTCTTCTCTTTCTCTCTGGACACTCTTTTTATGAGTCCTACGAGGAAAGTTTTGATTTTTACGTTAATTTCTGGTTAATTCTTGAGGAATTGGTGAGTCCAACCCAAAAGTTAACTTATCATCTTTGATTGATTGAAACTTAACTGTAATCTGATCTTTGTAAACTAAGTTCCTGGTCGAAATCTTTCGACTACGGAATTCTTTACTAGGAACAACCCCCGTTATGTCTCCGATATTAACGATGACCCCAAAATTCATAACTGCTGCAACTTCTGCTACAACGGCTTTGTCTTTATTGGCTTCAATAAAATCTTCGATTTTTTTCTTCTTTTCTGCTGGGCTTTCCTCGGTTAATATAATCCTATTGTCTTTAGCAACTTCGCTAATATAGAATTGTATTGGATCTCCTGGCTTGTATTCTCTTGCTCTGAATTTCAATAGAGTAGATTCTTTCATTTTGGAGTTATGAAGAAGGCCTGTAAAGATGTCTCCAAACTCAACGAATATTCCGTACTTGGAAGAACCGGTAATAGATCCATGATATTCTACATTTAAATCTAACTCGGCAATTTTCTTTGGAAGAACGTGTTCAATATATTTCTTATGAGATACAATGAATGAGTTCATTTCCTGAAGGAAGTCTTCTACCATTACGATAACTTCTTTGCCTACAAGTGTTTGAAAGTCCATAATCTTATTTGGAGCAGCAAGAGATCCTGGCATAAATGCTTCAACACCAGATACTTCAACGAAATATCCACCACGATTACAATTAAGAACTTTTGCAACGTAAGCTTTTGATGGTGACTGAACTTCTTTCATGAATTCTTCTTTGGTCTTTTTGATGTGACCCTGCCAAAGAGATATTTTGAGGGATGGGCTGGATTCTATAACGTAAGCATAGAGACCCTGGGCGATGAATTGTTTTCTTATTTCAGGATTTGAAAGTACTTCGCAGAAAGTTGCTGGACTATCATATCCATAAATTTGAATAAATCTTTTTTCTCGGTTAAGATCTATTTCCACTGCTAATCCACCTAACAATTCAATTGTCATTAAGTTCTTGTCAATCTTAGGTATGTCCACAATAGTAACACAATCGCCTTTGACGAGGTCCTTTTTAACTGTCTTCTGATCTGATTGATTGTATAGGTTAAACAATTCTTGAGCGTAAGGCTCGTGGGAAAATACCCTGGTTTTTAGATCTAATCCTCTAATCTGTTCGTTGGGAATAAGTCTTCGGCCACCTAAGTAACCTTTTTCGTATAATTCCCAGTTGAAGTCTTCTAAATTTTCAAACATTTATTTTAGGTTTTAGTGCGTTTAACATATAGGTTATATATTATTCCTTTTTCCAGCTCTTTTTAATCTTAGCGGATATATAAAATAAAATATACACTTACTATGTCTATACTTACATACACCGGAAAAATAGTTACGGCAAATGGGAAAATTGTTTTACATGTTGTCCCTCCCCCACCACCACAGAGTACAGTTTTTCTAAGTTATCTAGATCTTGCGAATGATGTCGGATTAATAAAATCCCTTGACAGCGGAGTAAGTTTTAGCTATACCGATGCTTCAGCTTATCACTCTGGATACCCAATTGCCACCATAGTTCACGATCCGAGTGGAGATGTTCTATTATGCGGAACTGTTGATGGCTGGTTATATACTTATAAAAATGGGGTATTTGATTCTAGTACTCACCTAATTCCTAATGGATTTGGGGATATACAAGTAAGAGGAAATATAAGGGTTTGTTCTAATGGATATACAGGTGCTATAGTACCTTTTTAAATAAAAACTAAAATTAAAAATAAAATATTATGGGAATTTCAACATCTGTAAAAATATTCATCTACCCAGACGAAACAAAATTATTGTTGCTCAAAACTACAGGTTTATATCGTTCAAATCCCGATGGGAGTGGTCAAAGCTTCATTCAGTCAGGGAATTATTATGTAAATTATGTGTATGATGAAGTTTCTGGCTTTATATATTTTATAAATCAGACTACCGGTAATGTATGGCGCAACACAACAGCTTTTGACTTTACAGCATTCACTGATTTAGGAAATTTCTTTCCTTCTTCTGCTATATCTACAGGGACCTTAATAAAAGTTAATAATGGGAGAATCATTTTTGGAGGGGGAAATTATCTTAAATATACAGACAATTTATTTGTATCTACTACTGATATATCTGGAATTATTACAAATTTGGCATTTCTACTTTATGAAGGAGGCGATAATGTATTAGGAGTTTCCAATGTTGCGAATTATAATTATTATAGATCCACTGATAATGGGCTAACTTGGCCTTTAATATCTATCCCTTTAGGAAGGTACACAGTTTATGCAGGATATAAAGTTTAAAATACCAGGATTTTGCAAAGGATGTGGAAAATGTTGCATGCTAGTATTGAAAAGGGAAACCCCCATTTATGAATTTCATACAGGGGATTCGAATTTGGAAATTTTAAATATCATTTATGGAAAATGCGAATATTTGGACGATAAAAATGAATGCATGATAAATGATAAAAAACCACAATGCTGCAAAGACTTAACAAGGGAAAGTATGCAATGTTTGGATTTTTTAAGAATGTACGAAGAAAATAAATTATAAAATAAAAAATATCAATATGAATTTTGACATATTTTATGGGGATACCTTTATTCCCGAAATGCCTAAAATGCTAAATAAGAACTTTTCAGTAGTTCAAAAAGGCATGGATGTTTTCTATGATGCAAGTACAGGGGTTCTTTTAAAACCTCTTACAACCACTGGAAAAGTTCAGGGAGCAAATGGGCAATTTGTAACAATGGTAGTTGATAATCTTGTAGTTAAAAACCAGTTTACAAATCTCTATGACAATAATACTTCGGCAGATTATAATTTCTATAAGACCTTTATCTCTGCTAATTTTATTCCAAGAGATCCTTGTACAGCAGCAACTAACTGGCCTTATGAAGCATCTACTTATAAATTCATTGATGTAAATCAGCCATATTATAAAATTGATAATCAAAATACAATTGTTTTAAACAATAATAACCTTTCTCAAGTGGTAGGAATTATATTTCCTCATCTTGATGCTAGTTATGGAACTGCTCCATTTAGAATTGTACAAAATCCCAGCACAAATTCGGGCATCCCAAGTTTCTTTCAAATAGACTCTTCCATAGCACCAGATGCTTCGACTTATTTTTATATGGAATTTATTATGACTGCTTTTGATCCATCATGGGGTCCAACTTGGTCACAATATAAATATGGCGCATCTGCTACTGGTGGAAGCGGTGGCGGTGGTGGCGGTGGTGGAACCGGATTCGTTGGGCCAGGAACTCCCCCTCATCTTGCGATGTTTGTTAGCGGAAATCAAGTTCAGGATTCCTCTGTTTATATGGTAGGAAGTACTCTTACAACTTTTGATCTAAACGCTGATGGTTCAATTAGTCAAAACGGTCATGAAGTAACTAGATTCCTTCCAAACGTAGATCCTGGTTTAACTATGGGTTCTACTATTGGAGGTTTACCAGCGGGAACTCCTGCTTCGTCTTTACTTGGAAAAACCTATGAAGATATTTTAAATGCTATGCTATTTCCATTAGTAGCTCCTTATATTCCTACAATGAATTCATTATCTTTTACCGGATTCGCTCCTCAAACTGTAGAAGTAGGATCTGTTGTACCTAGTCCAGCAAATGTTTTAGCTAGTTTTAATCCGGGATTAATTAAGAATGGAAATAATTCCAATGGGCCAAATTTAGTTGGGGACCCAATTTTATATACATTTAGACGACCTGGAGGAATAATCGATGGAACTGTTCCGGGGCCAACATATTCAGCAAACTGGACTTATACAACAATAAATGCTAGTTTAGGTGCAAATGTTTGGAATTCTTCCGTGACCTATAATGCTGGTAGTGGTACCTATTATGATAATAAAGGAAACCCATCTACAAACTTAGATGCTTCAAGAATTGCAGGAACATCATTTGCAAATTCTGCTACTATTACTGGGCTTTATTATGCTTGGAGATATTTAGGAAATCAATCAACTTCTCCTTCAACTTCGTCTGGTGTTAGAGCTTTACTTATTAAGAGTTTCTTAAGTGTTGCAAATACAGGAGCTTTTTCTATAAGCATTCCTGCATTTACTCAAGAAGTTTCATTCTATGTTCCTGCTGGAAAAATTATTAAAGTAAATTTTGTTGAATCCGCAAATGCTGATGTTACCAGATCATTCATAATGACCCCAATGACAGTTAACGATGCAGCAGGAAGCCCAGTTAATTATGAAAAATGGACAAGCTTTATTGGACTTGGGGGCTATCCTTCAATTGCCACTTATAATATTTCTATTACTTAAAAAATAAAATTATAAAAATATGCCAGGTTATTTCAATTTACCATTCAGCGTAAGAATATCTAACAGCGATCCTATTGATGGAGATCGATATATTTCATCTGATGCATCTGCTAGAGATGCTTTAATTACTATTGGAAGGGCTCACGTAGGACTTCAGTCATATGTTTTAAATGAATCCAAGCTTTACATACTTGACTCTTTAACTCCTCCCGTTTGGAAATTCTTACCAGATTCCTCTGATTTGAATCAAAGGGATGTTTCCATTGCTTGGTTACTTAATAACAAAGTAAACCGTGCTGGAGATACCATGACAGGAAATCTTACAATTAATGATGGGGGATTAGTAGTTACTGGGGATGTTTCTATCATAGGTGGGGATGCCGATTTTGCTCAGCATGTTCACGTTCATGGAAACTTAGAAGTAGATGGATCCATTATTTACACAAATATAGATGCGATTGAAGTTTCAACAGCATTTATTTTACTTAATACAGGTTTAGTTGGTCCTCCTTCGGGAACTCTACAATCAGGCATAGTTGTAGAAAGAGGGTCATCAGATCCCTATGTATTTGTATATGATGAGGATGAACAGAATTTTAGAATAGGAATATCTCATTTAGATACTTCTTTCCATTATTCGGATACATCTACCCAAGCTGTATCAACAAGGGAGGATTCCCCATTTTCATGGGCAATTCCTTTTTGGAATCCCAATGCTTTTAGATTCGATACTTCAGCAGGATTAGCATTTACAAACGGGGGAGGATTACTTTTGCCGATGGCTAACAATCAGCCACTAGAATTTAAAGCTCTTATGTGGAATGGAACTACTGTAGGTTCAAGAGATTTAAGTACTATGGCATTTGAAACATCAACAAATTATTATAGCAAACCTGAAGTGGATGCTATTATAGTTCCAATTAATGCTTCGATAGTTTTGTTAAGAGCAGAGGATTCTTCATTGGATGCTTCAATCGGATTTCTTTATAATTGGGATCTTTCTCAAGATGCTTCAATAGTAGCTCTTAGAGCCAAAGATGGTTCTCTGGATGCATCTTTGGGGTATTTAAATTCTCAAATACTTCAATTAAATGCTTCTACAGTTATTATAAATGCTTCCATAAATAAATTAAATTCTCAAGTACTTCAATTAAATTCTTCAATAGTAAGAATTGATGCTTCCCTTAATGATACTGTTGACGGATATTCCATATTTTTTCCAAATGCTTCAATTGGGGCAGGATTAGTTTGGGGTCCAACTCATTATTTAGATGTTTCAATTGTTTTAACAAATGTTTCTGGAAGTACAAACTTTATTCCCAAATTTAATGTATCTGGAAACAATATCATAAATTCCAGTTTATATGCTGTTGGGAGTACTCTTTCGAATATTGGAGGAACTTTTACTCTTTCATCATCTGGGGATATTGTTTTGAAATCTACAAGAATGGATTCCGCCGGCAATGTTATCCTTTTACCATCTAATGCTGGTAACCCAAGCTTTGATGGTCAGATTTATATGGGGGATGATACATTTAGCTCTTATGCCATTGATTTACAAGCTCGTTCATCTAATCCTAATATCGAATTAAGAATTTGGCAGAAAGGGGTTTCTCAATTAACTCTTGGAAATGCAGCAGGCCCAGTTTTATTAGACTCCCCAAATGTTTACCTAGCCAATACTTTAGCAGTAAATTATGGAAAAATCTATATGTATGGACTGGATTCTTCAGCTAGAACTAAGATTTTAACTTTTAATCCTGATACCAGTACCGTTGGATTTGGAACTCCGGGAATTACTGTAAATGGATCAATAGGGGCTTTTACCATATTTGATGGAACAGGAAACAACATCCAGAATTCATTCTTTAAACAAAGTTCAAATCAATTCACAGTTGCCGATAATGTAAGTAATTTAGTAATAACTTCAGGAGCTAGCCAGGGAAATTTAATCTTAAAAACTACTAATAACGGATATTCCGACTTTATTCTTGATCCCCGAAATGGATATATCATGATAGGACAAAGTCAAACAACCGCTGATATTCGACTTACCGCTGGAGGGACTTTATCTGATGTAAATTTCAATATTCAGCCTGCGGGTGCCGGAAGAACTAAACTCTATGGTGGATTAGATTTTCCTTCAATTGCAGAAGTTTCTGCAAACAAAATTTTATATTACGATTCTTCTACTTATCATGTTACCTTTGGAAATGCTCCATTGGCGGTAACTACTCTTTCCGCTTTAACCGATGTTTCGATCTCAGGTTTAGCAGATCAAAATTTATTACAATATGATGTTGCTTCTGGAAAATGGAAAAATATTGCACCTCTTGATGCATCAGCTTATTTCCAGAAAAAAGTAGTTTATAATTCTATTCCTGGAAGTGTTACTACAGGATCGGCCGGAGACGTGGTTTATGATTCTTCATACTTATACGTATGTACGAGTACAAATAAATGGGGAAGAGTATTACTAGATTACGCATTTTAAAAAATAAAATATAAGATATGCCTTCAAAGATACTATCTTGGAATAATATACCAATTACCTATAATCATTTTCCAGTTCAATTTTCTATTCCTCGTATTGACGATATTTTAAGTAAATTTGATACGTGGTATAGTTCTTCTGCTCCGGTAGGAAACTTATCTATACATTTGCAAGGATTAAATAATTCATGGCCAACCAGCGGATATTATAATCCAAATATTCAAAATCTTTATGTTACATTTGGATTAGCAGGACAAGATGTATCCATAATTATTAATCTTCAACCTGTTAAATTTAATATTATTATTGATACTTCAATGTGGGTTAATTTAGGGGATTCCTCTATTGCTTATACAGGAGCATTTACTCCAGCTGATTTAACTTGGGGATTCTGGCCGGGAACAGCAAGATCTACTCCGGTTTATAATGGCAAATCTTATTGGTCCTGGGACGGCGGAATTTATGCAAGTCCAACTGGAACTATGATCATTGATCTATCAACCCACAATGCTGAATTTTTAGCTAATGGATACAAAGTTATCAATGGGGATTACTATGATGCAAATATCAACTGTATGTCAATGAATATTTCCGATCATGGATTCTTCTCTTCAATCTGCAGTATTGGAAGTTTAAGATCTTTCTGGAAATATGATATTAGCACTAATACTGGACAAAATTTCAACAAATCCTATCCTTATATAGGTTACCCAATTGGAGATGACTATGCTCCTTATCCTGATGGGGTAACTTTGGAACAAGGATGGTATCATGAAGGTGGAAATACTATGTATGTTTTATCATTCTTTAATGATTATCCTTCAGAAACAGCTTTACTTCAATACCATTATGATTCAAGTACAATGTATCGATTCGATGAACTTGGATTCAGAAATGCTAGTACTGGTGTTCCAGTTCAGATAAATGGTATCCCATTACCAGCAGGAACTCCAGAAACCATCTTAAATGAAACACACGGAGGAAGACTATTTTTAACTTTTAACTCGAGTATCTGGATGTATAACATATCTTCAAGTACTGGATATTTTATGAGTGAAACAGGTTTATTCGATGGTACTTCAACTATTAATTATGATTCTAGTTCTTTAATTCCTAATTTTTTATCTTCGAATTTATTAAGAAGTCATGACCAATATCTTATTTTCGGAAGCGCAATTGGTAATGAAATTTGGAAATATGACGTTTCAAACAATAAATTTATTGAGAAAATAACAATAGGAGAAATTGTAAATGAAGCCAGCATAGCTCATAATTTTTCTGGGGATCCAATTGTAGGGGTTTTAAATGATTTCGAATATGACGTAATAAATCACAAATTATTCCTTACTACGGATTCTTCTTGGAGAAGCTTCTATATGTTTAATCTTGATGAATGGACAATAACCCAAATCGATGCGTCTCATATAAGTAATGGAAATAGTGTAGACTTAATTGCAAATACAGCTCCAATGAGTTTGGATACTATAAATAAGAAAATGGTATTTAGTGCAGGGGGAAATACGGATCTATCAGATAAGAGCTTATATGAAATTGCTTATTAAAATCAACACTCTAATTAATTTGGAATATATAAAATAAAACTATAAAAATATGTCAAGAGTAACACCCTTTGTCAAAAGAATGCGAACCAATGGGGGAACTATTTATACTTTTAACTCTGCTGTTGAAGACATTGGTCTTAACATTAATGAGAGAAATAACGTTGTAAAAATTTCCAATTTTGCGCTCTTAAATATTCCTCGAATTGACTATCCGGAAATCCAGGATCAAAATGGAATTCTCGAGAATAGATTCAATCTTAAAGCTATTCCAGGGTCTCTTGAATATTGGAACTACCCAGGTATAAAAGATGGCCGAGTTCTTATTGCAGAAAGTTTTCAGAACTATGCTTTAAACTTAGAAGCTAATCTTCTGGATTCATCAACTTATGATCAGTCACTTCAGAAAACCGTTGCTGAAAGGGTATTTTGGAAATGGTTAAAAGAAACTGGAGCTATTCGTTGGTCCCCAGATGGTTCAGGTAACTGGATCGAAGAAACCGAAACTCAAGTAGATAGTTCTGTAGGGTATCAATCAGTTGTAAAATATGTTGGTCAAGTTACTGCAGGTAACGTTAGATCAGATTCCTTTGGAACTTACAATGAAACTTATATCCTAGTTCCTACGTCTCATGGCGAAGTCGAGGCACACTTTGAACAAGTTGAGGATACAAACTATGCTCATGGAATGGAAATCGGTAACTTAACCGAAAATATTCTTGGAAGAGAGGGATATACGAAGCCTCATCCCGATGGACTTTCTTATTTAGGATATTATGACTTTATAGAAGATCCTTCCACAATTGTTCAAAACAATTATGCTTCTCCCTATCCTGTTTATAATCTTACATATAAGTATAATATTAATGACCCATCATCAGCATGGTATCCAGGATCATGGTTCACAGCCGAAGGAACAACTCCTATGTCAGCTAAAAACGCTTACTTGATCGATACTTCTGCTTACATTACAAATGGAAAATATAAAACACAGTTAAGATATTCTGAAGCTCCTTCAGGATTAGATCCAATTGAATTTCAACGTTCAAACGTGGATTGTATACAGCTTATCTGGGATTTAAACAAACTAAAAATCATCTATAATGATCCAACTTTAACCTTTGATAAATTAGCTCAGCAAGGTCCAAGCGGATATAGCATTAATGATGCTTTTGAATTTAATGCAGCTTTAATTTATTACACAATTTATAACTCAGTTCAGGATACAGTTTTAGCTGTTAACCTATTAGGAATTTTATTTTTAGATGCTCCTTCAGGAAATAGCGCAAATATTGGTCTTGGTGCAGGAATAATTATTCCATCTCTTGAGAAGATTCAGAGTAATGCGGCCGGATTTGGAACTTCATATTCATTACGTTTAAACATCAGGACCGATAATATGACCGATGATACTCAAGCGATTATTTATGATGAGTCAACTTCGAGCCAACTATATGCAGAAGATTGGAATGAAGCTTTCTTCCAGCTAGGACAAGCAGTAAATATCCTTACACAAAATAACAGTACAATTAATTATATTTCAAATCAATACAATGAACTAGCAAATGCTCAGACTCAAATGGGTAATAGCTTAACAGCTTTGCAGCAACAAGTAAATACCATTAGTAGAGATATAATCGGAACTACAGGTGCAATAGCCATGTATACTGACGGAGCGGATCCAATTGGGGATTCCTCAATATTCCAGATAAATGGAAATATTGGGATGTTTACAACGAATCCAACCTGGCCAGTTCAAATTGATGCAAGTCTTAAAACCAAAGACATCTATGTTGAAAATTCAGTTAGAGATGTTTCCGGAAATATTTTAATTGGACAAGGATCGCCATTCCAAATGGGTGGTTGGGTTTTTGAACCATCCGGAAACAATCTGATGCTTAAATTTGGAACAACTACATTTACATTCACTACTGATGGCAGCATAATTTAAATAATATGAATTTCTACGTTTATTTAATTCAAAATAACATTACCAAGAAAAAATATATTGGTAGTAGAATGGCATATAAAGGGGAAGATCCTTTAAATGATAAGTATATGGGGTCTTCTAAACATTTAAATGAAGACTACAAAGTATATGGTATTGAAAATTTCTCAAAAGAAATCTTACAGTCAAACTATACAGATAAAATTGAGATGATAAAAGGCGAATCCTTTTATATGAGACAATATAATACTTTTGAACCAAATGGATATAATAGATACGATCCAGCCGACAGAATAGGATTTCATGTGGGTGGATGTAAAAAAAGCGAACAATCAAAGGAAAAACAAAGCAAATCCTCCGCAGGAAATTCTCCATGGAACAAAGGAAAAAAAGGTTTGCAACATCATTCCGAAAAAACTAAAGAACAAATATCTACTAATACTAAAGGAGAAAATAATCACAATTTTGGAAAAACTTTTGCACCAGAGAAAAATCCGATGTTTGGAAAAACTGGTGAAAATCATCCTTGTTTTGGAACAAAAAGAAAACGAGTAATCTGTGAATATTGTAAAAAAGAAATTCCAACAAATATATATTCTTTATGTCACGGAGACAAATGTAAATCTAAAAAAATCGCAATATAATGGCTCAAAACGTAAATTCATTCACCGAAACTGTAAAAACGCTTACCCAAAATGTAAACGTTGCTTTACAATCCATGGTTCAGATGAATAATTCAATGACTACGCAATCGGATTTTGTAGTTATATCAGTGGTGGGAACCGACCCGATAACTGGCGACGCATCCACTTTTACCTATCATATTCCATCTTTCAATTCTCTACTCACTCAAATGAATAGAGTAGTTAATACGGTGGACACTTTTGTATCTGGTAATGGAGTCGTTTTATTAAAGGATGGAACTTATCGCCAGGTAACTACAATACCCGTAGCAAAATCTCCTGTAGCTATTACAACATTGGCTGCTCCAACAACATTCCAAACTCGTACAAACTGGTTTTTTGAGAATATGATGTTTCCCGAACTTATTGTTGAATTTGATCTTAAAGGATTAATCGATGATAGGTCAGATAGAGTTACAGTTAGAAGGGTTCTTTTTGATAACCCGGATGCCGAAGCTACCCAATGGTTTAAAGATAATTTTCTTGGGGTTACTCGCGATTATCAGGAAACAATAGATTTCTTAAACGTAAATGCAAAAACCTATTTTATTGATGATGAAGTCTTAAATCTTCCTCTAAATCCAACACAGTATACCGGTAGCTTCTTAATTACAAATAGACAAGTTATAAATAACGTTGAATGGTTTTATCTTGATACACTTAACTATGGTTTAACCTCAGATGGTACCGTTGTAAAGAATATCCAATTAAAAATTAACGATCAGCTTCGTTACGCTGATAGTTTATATGTAGTTAATTCTATTGATGTTACAGAAAAAAGGGTTCAGCTTACAGCCACAGTTGGTTTTGGAAAGCCTTCTATCAATGGTTCTTTCAATATTTACTCAACTCCATTTGCAACTAAGCTAGTTGATATTCCAGTTGGATACGATGAATGCGATATTATTTTCTTCAAAGGAGTTAATGATGACTTTAATATTATCGCCGATGATTGGGGAAATTCGGTAAACTTCTATACAAATGATTTAGTCCTGGTTGACAGCACAGTTACATTCCAGCAATACTATAATTCATTTGTTCAGGACTTTGGAAGACAGCTTGAAGGACAAGCTAGAGAAGGATTTATTCCAGCATTCTTTGGAGTTAATCCAGACGCTCCTGTTTTTGCAGCTACAAACTTCAATGTAACTCAGATCAATACTCAACTTAATGCAGCGATAGATGTTGCATCAGTTAAGCAGACACAAGCTCAGATTGAATCTTTAAAAACCATTATCAATAGTTTAAAGAATACAATCAGCAACCAGAAATCAGAATTGGTTCAATTAACCTCTTCTTCCGAACGTGCTGACTTACAATCAAAGATCAATAGCAACATTATATCTCTTTCTAATAATACGGTTCAATATCAGTCATTAGTAAGATCTTTAGCAACTATAGCTTATGAAAATAATTCTGTTGCAGTTAGCCCTAAATATAGAATTCGCGGATTCTTTGATATTCCTTCCCCAAAACCAATCGAGTTAGGAAATAGTCCGCAGACTCAGCAAATTATACAATTTGAAACTGCTTATAGATATTTAAGACTGGATAATACAGGAAATCCTCTAAATACTATTACTTATGCTGATCCTTCAACTGGTCAGAATATTTCAGGAGTATTTTCAGATTGGACACTTAATCTTGGACCAGTTCTTCAGAAAACATTTGACACTAGTACAAACAAATACATCTGGAAACCGGAGACAATTGCTAATGGTGATGTAGTAAATATTAACCAGCTAGATGTTCCAATTCAAAAGGGAGAAAACGTTCAAATTAAAATCCGTTCTATCTCTGAAGCAGGATGGCCTTTGAACCCGCTTAAATCCGATTGGTCTCAGCCAGTTACTGTTACTTTCCCAGCAAATCTTTCAGGAACGGATCAGGTAGCTAATATTCTTACTGAAGCTGCTTCTGAAGAAGCTGCAATTCAATTGGATCAGACTTTAAGTTCTGCAGGTATTTATACCCACATGGACGACAGCATTCCTAACCCAGCTTCTGGCAGTGGATCTTATTTTAAACACCAAGCACAATTTTTAGAGTATACTGTTTCAACAAAAGATCAAACAGGAAAAATTACTAAACAAAATTCTGTAGATATTCAGAGTACAATAGATAATCTACCAAATAATGCTTATGTTACTCTTACAAAACCCACCGGAGCTACTTCCCCGCAACCTAATATTACGGGGACTTTACAATTATTTTTCCAGGCAATTGTAAATATGGATCCATCCATTTATGATGAATTTGATACATTAATCGTATAATTAAGATGATAAAACAGTTTACTGAAAACGCGATACTAACAACCCAGAACCCCGAATGCTTTTTAAATTTTGCTTATGAAGCACCAGATCCAAGTTTATGGATTGTTCCAGAAGTTGTTACGGGATTAGGAAAATATCTCGTAAATGGGATTGATGTACAAAGTGCAAGTGTTGGATATGCTCTTCACTTAAGTGACCAAGATTTTAGAGCATCTTTTCTGATCTACACTTCTCATCTTGAAGACTTTGATTCAAGCTTGCATTTCAGAATTTATAACAATGCCGCTTGTACCACATTAGTTGACGTTAAATCAGTAAATATTTACAACCGTCAATTTCAAATTACTTCTGACCAAATTAATTCCTTGGTTAACCAGAATATTTTAATTGATGACGAAGCATCCTATCTTGTTTTAAGAACTAACCCAAAATTTTCAGGAAACATCAAGCTTATAGTTGATGTTAGTGAGAATCTTTTCCTTGATACATTCCAAATTTCAGATATTCTAAATAATAAGAAATACAGGAAACAGCAAGTATCCGGAAATAGCGTTTACTCAGGGGATGTTCGTAATGTATTTAGCAGTCTTCCCAAAGGAGAACTTTATAGAGTATCTGTCAATGATGCTTTAAATATAGCTGTACCAAAAACAGATTTATTCAATCAGTATGATACAACATACAATTATGGTGCTAGACTTCTTATGGATGATCTTTATACCGAAGATAATGGGGTACTTGCTCCCCTTTGGATAAATCAAACTCTACCAGATTTCTTTGCTTTATTTAGATTGCCGGGAACTTTTAACCCTGAAACTTATGCAGTTACCCCCGATTTAACTAATCTTGCTTTCAAATATTTAGAAGAGTCGGAATTAATTAAAAGCTGGTCTTTAAAGAAGGGTTCTACTTTAGGAACTTATTTGGATCATCACTTAAGCGATATAACGAGTAATCCGGCCCCTGTATTCCTATCTCTACCAGATACTTCAATTTTATTCGGAGATAGCGACCCAAATACATGGTATGGTGTTGCTATTGATAAGGGCATTGTTACAGGAAGATCCGAAACCCAATATTTCTTTGAACAAAACCAGCAAAATTTTGCACAGCTTAACCAATTCATATCCAGTGGATTTGAAAGAAATAATTTAGTATGTTCTAATCTTATAAATCTTCAATACATTTTTGATGACAATGATGTTAGTTTATATTCAATGAGCCGATATTTTGGATTCTACTTAACAGAGAACCCATTATACAAGTTTGCTTATTACATGGATACATCTACGTCTGATCTTATGTTTCTTTCATTAGATGGAAAAGATAGCAGCTTATTTATAGATTCTAGCATTCTTTGGGATGCATCAGGAAATGTGACTGCCGAATTCAGCAATAGAATTTTCACCTTAAATGGAGGAGATAGTCTTATCAGAATTAAGAATATAAATCCTTTTATAACTGATGATGAAACTATTCAGGATTTTATTAATAAGCCAGGAGTCAATTTATTCGACGTGGCTGTTAAAAAAGAAAAGATAAATCCTTTTGCTACAATTAAACTTAATACCCAACTACACGGTGGGGATCACATAAGAGTTCTCAATAAAACTACTGGAAAAATATGGGAAGCTTATGGAGCTCCAACAGATCCTTATAAATATGTTGCAAAACATACAACTCCCGAATACCCAATACTTTATCAAACTAGTTTTAATACAGCTTTGGATATAGAAGGTCAGATTCATTCATTATACGATGCATTTGATTTGTTCTCAAGTTATCCAGATTGCCCATTCCATGTAGAAACCAGAGGTTCAGATTGGTTTTCAATTATTTTAAATGATGATGCAAGTTTTGGAGATGATTGGAAAATACAGAGAATTACATCTCAGACTAGACAGCAGCCAAATGATGAGAACTCAGTATTTAATACTTCCGCATCTCCATCAGATGTAAATTTCTTTAGATTTTTTACTCCAGATGCAAGCGATTTTTTAACTATTTCTTATGATGCTTCATATGGCCCCATTACATTTGAACTTTATGGAGATCGTAGATCAATTGAAGTAAATTTTGTCAACTCAAGCGATAATATTCTTTGGTCTTTTGTAAGTGATGATAAAATCTTACAAAAATTTCAAAATTATATGCTTTATCAAGAAACTAATGGAAGATACCGATTAATAAAAAAATTCGATATAAATTCTCATGAGTTTAATCTAGTCAGAGATCCTCTTACCCCCGATGATAGAGTTTTAATAATGACTCCGAGCGACATAGCTTTATTTCATGGAAATTGGAACGCCTATGCAGCTTTCCCAATGTATTTTTCACTTATGGGTATAAATCCTGTAAAAGATATTGATTACACCGTTTATGATTCAAGTCTTGGAGCAGTAAGTGAATATGTTTATAAAAGAGAAGGAGATGCAAGCACATGGTTTGTAAATCTTGCTCCTAAAGAGACACATACAATCGACTTTAGAGGATCCTTTGAAGTTCTCAGCGGGGATGGATCCATTTTAACTAATGGACTTTTCATTCCTTATAATGCTTCAACTAAATTTAATACTTTCAATAATGATAGAACGATTATTGCAAACAATCCAACAGTCCTTGGCTTCACAACTGTTCTTGACGGTTCGACAGTATTTACTTCATATGATCCATCTGTCAAAGAAGAAAACTTGGAAGACTACTACGTCAATAATAAATTACTCAAATATCCACTTACCACCCCAATAATTTCATCTTGGGTAGGATTGGGAACAGATTGCAGAAATAATTTACTTAGATTTATTCTGGACGCTTCCATATTTGCACCGGATCCATCCGGAGTATCTAATTTTCTCCCAACAGTTAATAACTACATAGATGAAATCTCATATCCTGTTTATAAATATTTAACCCCAGGAACTAGAAACTGGCAGGATTATGTATTCTATGATATTAATGATGCTGTGTTATCTCAAGACGGGTCAACATATATCACCGTTAAGCAATTGATGTTTAATGAACCCTACTTAGATGTATTTTCCAAGTTGGTTTATTCAAATGATAATGTGGACGATACAAAAGTTCGTTCGACCATTCTTTATTACAACCAATACAAGAATAGCGTTGATACTATTTTCTTAGGATTAAATCTTTCGCTTAAGGTTAGAGATACCGCAAGAAACTCTCTTAATATCAAGAACTATGATAAATACAGGTTTTCATTTATCTCTACTGCTTCTAAAAACAGAGATAACAGTCGCCCAGTAGAAGTTATCATTAATGAAAATACCCAAACCATTTTAATGATTTGGTACCAGGGAAACGACATATTGAATTACTCGTATAGAAATTCCTCTATTCTTCCCGGAAAAGCTCTTTTAAATGATTCTTCTGCAAATATCGATATGAAAGCATTTATGACGGGTAAAGATGTTTCCACCTATTCATTTGTAAAAACCCCTTTTATTGTTAATAATGCTGCTACTAGTTTAGCTATCTTAAACTTATACAATCAGCATCCAGTAGGTGATTATCCTGCTAGCATGGCTAATCCGTATTCTCAGTTTAATTATAGCCCAACAATATTTAGTACTGTTTGGAATGCATTTACAGATGGAAATACGATTTTATTTGATGTAATGTCAGTTCCAAGATCCTACAATACTTTTAATCAAGTAGTTAGCTATGATTATGCCAGAAATGCTTTAACTTATGGTGAACATGTTATGAATTATGGCTATAAATATAACACAAATGAAAATTTCTACAGAAACGGAACTTGTACATACGAGGATTTAGTTTATTTCTTATCGGCAAATCACGATAAGGTATTCTACTATATTATTTCTGGGGATACAGTTCTGAACAATTATGACTTTAGAGTTCCTCCATTTACCGTTTTAATCAATGATCCTAGAAATTATAAGGGTCTTAAAACTTTCAATGGTTGGTTTAAACCAAAATTTGATAATATTCTTGGATTTACAGTTGATGAACACAAGGATCTTATGGATATTGTTAAGACAGACTTCATGATGTGTAACACAAATCTTAGGGTTTCTAATAATATTGATCAACTATGGTATAATAAAGTAGTTACTTCGGTTACCGACGCAGATGTTGTCAACGGAAATGCTATTCAGTTTAAGCCATCATTCAATACTTTTGAATCTCTTTGGGACGCAGGATATTATACTCTAGGCGATTCAACCCCTATTGATGGTTATAATTCAGGAACAGAACTTCCTTCATTCTTTGGATCGAAGCTAATTAAACTTCCGAATGAATTTCCAATCGATAGTTGGGATCCAACGGTAGCTTCATATACAGAAACAGATACAGAAATAAATTTTTCATTTAATCTAACTGTAGCTCTTCAGAATATGTTCAAAGTTAATTATGATTTCATTCAGAATTGGAGTGCATTTTCAAATGCAGATGATGCTATCAATTCTTATGTGAAAAATATTATCTTGCAGTATTACAATATTGGAATTGGAAAACTTGATACAACTTTGTATTCCAAACCATTTGATGGAACACTTTTACACTATACTAACAACGGAGATTTTACTCCTGATGAAGCTATAAATGTAGATGCTGTCATGTCAGTAGAGAATAATGAATACATTTATAACATTACAGTTAAGAAAACGGGAAATCTTTCCTACTATGCAAAATTTATCCTTACGGAAAAGTAATAATATATAAAGAAACACGGTTATATGGACAATTTTAAATACGCACCCGGTCAATCGGGATATGGAACTACAGGCGTTGATGGATCTTCTGGTCTATCTGGACTTGCTGTTTATTTTACTACTTATGACGGCGATGGAACAGACACAACTACGATAAAAAATAAGATCGACAATAACCTTATTCTTTCCCCTGCTGTTCAAAAAATTCCTGGTTACCCAACAAGGGTTTACCAAAATGGTGACATATTTATAGACATTAATGGAAAAGCCTATGAAATTGATTTATCAAATCCAAATAGATTTGCTTATACCGGTTACAATTTAAGTGGAACAAGTTTATTCATTCCTTCGGCTATCCCCGGATCTACAACTGATAGGTATTCCAATGCTTATCCTAACAAAATTATAGATACCGTAAATGCTGCAGTATTATCTTCAGATTTTTATACTGACTATCCATCTATCATTTATGGTATTAGTTCAAAAAAATTCGCGAGAATCGAATATTCCAATACTGACCCAGATAGCGCAGGCAGAAACCCATTTACCCTATTCATTGGCGCAGATACAACTCCTGGAGATAATAAAGCTTTAGCTCTTGTTAGAGATATAGCTAGCAATACTTTCCGTTTAGGAAACCTTGATGATCTTGGAGCTTTAAGACAAACTAATTTGATATTTGACGTACAATATCTTACTCAAAATAAACACAATAATGATTTTTCTAGAACAGAATCTGATGGAACGATCATTACAAATCATGAAGTGGATACAAATCTTTTATTAAGTCCGGTTTTTATTTATAACCCGCCTTCTTTTATATCTTCTTCAAGTACCGGATTTATGCTAAACTTATCTTGGAATAAACAAGATTTTTTTCCAACAGTTCCTGCTGGAAGTTTACCTACAGCTAATTTATATTTTACTCAAAAACAAGCATCTTATACAGGACAAGAATTCCTTTTTAATTATTTAGATCCTTCTACTCGTCCAATGGTTTTTCCCGATATTGATCTTGTTGGAAGTATCGATGTTAGCGGACTTGTACATAATATGTTATACGAAGCATATATTTCATTTTTCGATAGAGGATGGCAAAGAAATTCTATAAAATTAGGTCTTTCAACAGGAATAAATCTAATTATTCATAATCCAGCACCTGTATGTTATCCTGCAACAATAGATTTAACAAACCCTGCTATTACAGCTGGATCTACACCAGGATTAGTTTATACTTACTGGAATGACGCAGGCGATACAAGCCCGGTTGCTAATCCAGCCGCAGTTCCAAACGGAACTTATTATATTAGAGGAACTTCTGGCGGTGCTACGAATCAGGGGCCTGTAACAGCTACTGTGGTTGCTTTACCTATTACTGCATTAAACGCTCTTGATCCTACTACATTCTGTCTAGGAACTCTTGTTCACTTCTCAGTTACCGGAGGTGGTGCAGGTGCAACTTATCAATTTAGAGTAAATGGAAACCCTGTTCAAACTAGTGCTTCCGCATTATTCCAGACTTCTTCTCTTACAAACGGTCAAATAGTTACTTGTTTAGTAACCAATTCAGCAGGATGTTCAGCTCTTGCAACAGGTTCTTATACAGTTTCAGTTAATGCTATTCCAACAGTTTCGATGACCGGACCTGCTACAGCATGTGTTAATTCAACAGGAAATGTTTACAGCACTCAGGGAGGTCAATCTAATTATGTTTGGAACGTAACTGGTGGAACAATTACAAGTGGTGGAAGTACAAGCGATAATACAGTTACAGTTACTTGGGGTTCTATTGGAGCTAAGACTGTTTCAGTTAATTATACAAATGGAAGCGGATGTTCCGCTGTAAGCCCAACTTCTTACCCAGTATCAGTTGTAGCTTTACCGGTTCCAACAATTAGTGGGCCAGCAGCTCCTTGCGTAGGTGTTGCCGGACAGGTTTACACAACGGAAGCTGGACAATCAGGTTATACATGGGCAGTTTCTGCTGGTGGAACTATCAATTCGGGTTCTGGAACTAATTCAATATCTGTTACCTGGACTACTACCGGAGCTAAGAACGTTACTGTTAACTATACTAGCCCAGGCGGATGTACAGCAGCAACTCCATCAATTTACAATCTTACCGTTAATGCTCTTCCAGTTGTAGCACTTACAGGAACAACTTCAGTATGCGCAGGTTCAACCGGAAACGTTTATACAACTGATGCAGGTATGAGTAATTATACTTGGGCTATATCTGGAGGTGTTATTACTGCCGGAGGTATTTCAGGAAGTAATACAGCTACCGTTACTTGGAATGCTGCAGGAGCTGGATCTATATCAGTTAACTATACTAATGGAAACGGATGTACTGCATCTAGTGCAACTTCTCTAGGAGTTACTATTAATGCTATACCAGTTCCAGTAGTTTCTGGAGATACTACAGCAATAATTAATACTGCGGGACATGTTTATCTTACAGCACCGGGTCAATATAGTTACGCTTGGTCAATTGTAGGAGGAACCATCGATAGTGGTCAAGGAACAAATTCGGTTTCAGTAACTTGGACTAGTCTTGGTGCTCAATCACTTTCAGTTAGTGCTACAAGTGCTTCTGGATGTACTGGAAACTCAGCTTCATATGGAGTTTCAGTGAGCGGAGTACCTGCAACTTTGGACGTACAATCATTCATAGTATTTACATTAGGGGGAGCAATACACAATCCTCCAACAACAAGCAATGTTGTAAATATTACTAATGTTACCCCTCCTGGAAACTTCTGGACCGCAACACCTAATGCCAACTGGATGGTTTTATTGCCATTTAGTAATTGTACATCGGGTACTGGTGGAACTGTTGTTTCGACAACTGGTGGACCAGGATCATTCCAGGTTTCTGTCGGCGCTACCGGATCTCCTAGAAGCTCCTCTATTACCGTTACATCATTAGCTCCAACTAAAACATGTCAAGTTAACCAGACAAGCTAATGGGAGATAAATTAAAATATGCACAATCTTTACCCGGATATGGATTCGGTGGGGCAAATGGCTCCACCGGTCTTCTTGGGTTCTCAATTTATTTTACATCTTATAATGGGGATATAGATACTACCACTCTTGTGGATTTAATTGATCTGAATGTTCCTCTACTAGTAGGATCTCACTTCCCTCAATACTTAAATAGACCTTATCAAACGGGGGATGTATTTGTTGATATTGGAGGAAAGGTTTTTCAAATAGATCTCTCTCTTCCTTCAAGATATTCTTATACCGGATATATTTTAAGTTCCAAAAATTTATTTGTAAATGCAAATATTCCTGGGATGCTTGGCGCGGAGGAAAGATGGTCAAATCAGTATCCGTTTAATATCATTGATACCGTAAACGCAAACACATTAACATCTTCATATTATACTGATTACCCGGATTCAATTTATGGAATTGATTCCAAACAATTTGCTAGAATAGAATATTCTAATAAAACAGAAGCAGGTGGAAGAAACGTATTTTCTCTTTATATAGGGGCTGCTGCAGATGCAAGTGATAATTATGCTTTGGGTCTTATCAGAGATATAGCAAGTAATACATTTAGATTTGGCAATTTAGATGATGCAAATGATCTAAGAGATGTTGCTTTAAATTTTGATGTTAAGTCTTTAAAAGTTAATAAATTACCCTTTACAAGAAATTCTGTAGATGGAACCATACTTTCAAATACAGAAATAGATACAAAAAATTTAATATGGCCGTTATTCAAATATGACCCCGCCTCTTTCACTTATGATTCCCCTCTTTCAACTTATGCTCATATTTATTGGGATAAAAGAGACTTTTTAAATACTAATGATTTAGGAATTGTAAATAGTATTCCAGCAACTTTATATTTTTATCAAAAAACAAATGCTTCTTATAATGGAAAAGATTTTAATTTTTTAGATGATTCTTCAATGAGGGAATTTTCTTTTCCAAATATTGATGTTTCTGGTATTATTAGAATTTCAGGTCTTCCGTCCGGATTTAAATTCGGAGCACATATTGCATTCGATGATAAAGGATGGGAAAGATGCTCAAAAATATTAAGTATTAATCCAGGAACAGATCCCGTACATTTAATGATTCACAACCCAGCACCTATATGTTTTCCAAATACTGTGGATTTAACTAATCCTGCTATAACCGCAGGTTCAACTCCCGGCGGAATAACTCTTTCCTATTGGTCAGATTATCCTCCAACTACTCCATTATTGAATCCTACAGCTGTGGGAATAAACAGTAGCACTTATACAATTCAAGCTACCGATGGAATTTCTATTGATGCTTCAACAGTATTAGTAATCGTTCATTTCGTTACTGCTGGCATTAGTGTATTGCCTGTTGGACCTTTCTGTTCGGGAACTTCTGTTACATTTACAGGAACCGGAGGAACTAACTATAATTTCCGAGTCGATAATATTAGTGTTCAAAATGGAGCTTCCTCAACTTATACAACCACAACACTTACAAGTGGTCAAGTTGTAGATGTTGTAGTTACTGATGCGATCACAGGATGTTCTGCAACTTCAGCAGGAATTATAAATACCGTTAGCCCATCTCCAACTGTAGTCATTACGAACCCAACACCTGTTTGCTATCCAAATACCGTTGATTTAACTGCTCCAGCCGTAACAGCAGGCTCAACTGCCGGATTATCATATTCATATTGGTACGATGCTTTAGCAACCAGCGGAATACCAAATCCAACTGCCGTTACTTCTGGTACTTACTATATCAAGGGAGATACCGGAACAGGATGTTTCAGAATTCAACCTGTTGTTGCAGTTCAGAATGCTCTTCCAGTATTTAGTGTAGGAAATAATGGACCTGTATGCGTAGGTTCCCCATTATCCTTAACCGGACCCGCAGGAATGGTTACTTATTCATGGACTGGACCTTTAGGATTTGTAGCTTCAACACAAAATCCTCTAGTATCTGCAGCAGCTACTTTAGGAATGGCAGGAGTTTATACTCTTACAGCTTCAGATATACATGGATGCTCCAATATAGCAACCACAACTCCTGTAGTTAATTCTATACCATCTATTATAAGTACTATGGATTCTTCAAAATGTGGAATGGGGACAGTAACTCTAGGAGCAACTGCTTCAGCAGGTACGATTAATTGGTATAATGCTCCTACTGGCGGAAGTTCTCTTGGAACGGGAACATCCTTTACAACTCCAATTTTATCATCTACAACAACTTACTATGTGGATACAACTAATAATGGATGTACTTCTCCAAGATCAGCTGTTGTGGCAACTATAAATTCAGTACCAACTGTGAACATAACTAACCCAGCTCCTGTAGAATTACCAGCAACTGTTAATTTAACAGCTCCAGCCGTAACTGCAGGTTCAACTCCAGGATTAACATTTACTTACTGGCATGATTCCGGAGCAACAAGTCCTGTTGCAGACCCAGTACATGCAGCAGCGGGAACTTATTACATCAAGGGAACTGTTCCTGGAACAGGATGCTATAGTATTCACTCTGTTTTAGCAGTTCAGACATTCACCCCAGTAATTGGATTTGACGACTTAGGAAATATTAATGTTACTAATCTAGGCGGTAAAACAATTACACTTGATATTAGTTTAAATGCTCACGCATACGTATCAATGATTTCTGGCGGAAGTGGAAGAAGCTGTTATGCTTCAATTGGTTGCGGCGCAGGATCGGCTACCGCAAGTTGCTCGACCTCTACAGATTGTCAGGATGTTCAAACAGATCATGTTATCATTCCCGGAGTAACCAGCGGATCCGTTATTTCTATCGTTTACGATATAAGTAATATCGAATGCGGATATGAATATGATGTAGGCGGAGATTGTACGGCTACTATGAGTGCTTTTGTAACTAACGGAGGTGGCGGAGTCGCTATCAACTATAATCAATTTCAGGCTTATAGTAACTGTTCCGGAATAGTAACCCAAAAAGGAAATGCTTAATACTAAATAAAAAATATGACAACTTTAACTAAAATTTTAAAGGCTATCTGGGGATTTGTTAATAGCAAATTCCTCGGATATGCTGTAGCAATAGTCTTAGTACTTATGCTAGCTCAAACCTGCAAAAAGAATTCTGATCTGAAAAAAGAAAAAGCTCAGCAAGAACAAAATATGGCAGCAAAAAATGATACGCTTCATCAGCAGAAGCTTAAAACAGGCGAACTCCAATTTACAATTGATGGATATATTGCCAGTGTAAAAGATCTTAAAAATATCAATAAAGATCTTGCCGACGAAGTTGATAAACAAAAAGGAACCGTAGTTAACTTGAATAAAGTGGTAGTTCTTTTAATGCAGGATACAACTGACTTAAGGAAATATATTAACGAGATAAAATCTGCAAAAGAAAAACCAACAAAAGTAAACGATACAACTTATTCAGTTCCTTGGACATTAGCATATAGTTATGATTCCCTAAATTATGATTTATTCAAGGGGAGAACTAAAATTGGATTAACCGTAAGAGATAAATCCCTTGCAAAATTTGATTTTTCAAATGTAAATGTTTTGAACGAAGGAAGCGAACTTCTAACGAGAATGACCCAGATGGAATTAGTTTATGGTCAGAAATATGTCAAAGGAAAATTGGTTGTATTCGCCAATAGTAAATACCCCGGATTTCACGTTGTAAACATGGAAGGATTTACTGTCCCTGATCCTCCAAAGAAACATTGGTTTACCGGATGGAATGTTCAGCTTGGAATAACCCCCACCTGGGATTTTGTTAATAAAAAACCGATTATCGTAGTTGGACCTTCAATTGGATGGTCAATTTACCAGTGGTAAGATAGATTTCAAAATATGAGCAAGTAAAGTTTTTCTATGAATATATAAATAAAAAATTCATGGAAAAACTTTTTAATTTTGTTTATGTTACAACTAATTTAATAAATGGAATGAAGTATGTTGGCGAATATTCTACCAACGATATAAATTCATATGAATCCAGGACTTATCTAGGGAGTGGAAGACCATATTTTAAAAATGCTCTTAAATTTTATGGTAGAAATAATTTTTATAGGGAAATATTAGAATCTTTTCCTACAAAACAAGAAGCTTTTAATGCTCAAGAAAAATACATTATTCAATTCGATACTTTAAAACCCAATGGATATAATTTAAATCCAAAGGGGGGCAATCAATGTAAAAATACAGGGCCATGGTTAAATAAGAATTTATCCGAAAAGCATAAAGAAAATATTTCTAAATCCCTTATCGGAAAAAATACATGGAGTAAGGGATGCCATCAATCAAAAGAAACAAAAAATTTAATAAGTTTATCAGAAATGGGTAAAGAGATTTCGGATCAGACAAAATTATTAATGTCATTAGCATCCGAGGGGAAACCTAAATCGGAAGATCATGCGAAAAAATGCAGAATAGCTAGATTAGGAAAAACAGTTCCAAAAATATTTTGTAAATATTGTCAAAGAGATTACGCCAATTATATGTATACTCTTTATCATGGAGAAAAATGTAAAAAGAAGAATATATAAAATAAATCGAATATGACAAATATCAGTAAATACGTTCAACTTAATGACTTCCTCTTATTAGAGTATGAATTTAATAAGGATCAGTTTAATGTTACCCCATTAACTAACATTGGTTCTCTTTGCATTTCGACAAACATTGGAAGCTTCCAATATATTAATACGGGTGCTGATAGAGCTGTAACAAATAACGACTTTGGTTTAAACTCTCTTCCCGAAAATCCATCAAGAACTACTTGGTATTGTTATCCTCCGGATATTTCTACAAATTATTCCAATTACTTTGCCCATTGCGATAGTTCGACTTTGGTTAACGTTCCTTCTTATGCTTTGGATACCATTAAGGTTCATATTATTTCAGGGTATAACTTTGATGATGTTGCTGGGTTCTTACTTCAAATTAGAGCAAAAAACACAGGAGGAAACTTTGTTGACCTTGCAAACTTTACCTGGATCAATCAGATTCTTGAAGCTGGAAGTAATGTTATTAATTTTTCTACAAATGCTTTATATTTAGCAAATAGATTTTATGACAAATATGTTCAGTTTAGGATTCCTTCTATTCAAGTTCTTGGAGGGGATACTGTTACTCCGCTTGGTCTAGCTTTAAATATTAAACAGCTATCTGATGTTTTCATCACATATAGTACTATTCCTAATATTAATGTTGACACGTATCTTATTCAGGAGCAAATTTCAGTTCAACTTCCTGTAACAAGTGTTGCAGATAATTTCAATTGCTTTATTGCTGAATCAACTGGTGGGGACTATATCGAATTCTATGCTACTTGGAACCAAATAATTATTGGGGAGTACATGGGAGACATTGAAAGCGGAAAAATCCGTTTATTCACTTCTAACAACCCCAATGATAATGCAATGGATTTTGCCGATACTTATGGTGCCGGAGCAGTGAAATGGGTAATTATGCATGAATTAGAAGTTTACGAATTAATTCCAGGAGGAACAACACTTCTAACTCAGAAGTATGTATTTACTCAGGAAGATAACTTTATGAATGCTAACTTCTTCCGTCCGGTTCTTAGGAATGCCGATATTGATTCAGCTTATCAAATAGATTATACTTGCCGATTAGTTAACCGAATGGACGGAACCCAGGTTATCAGAAAAGCTTCTTTCGCTTCAACAGATCCTAAAAAATATGGTTTGCAGTTTGATCGTTTAAATGTTGACAATTATATTCCTTACAAAGTTTTTAATAGAATTGAAGGGGAAGCTTTTGTTCAAAACATTACATCGGGAACCCAACAATCCAAATTTGTCAAAGTATTTTACGATACAACGACTGTAGGTATGAATATGAATAATGAAATTCTTCCCCAGGGAACAGGTCCTTTATTCTTAAAAAGAGGAGATGGCGCTTATCTATTCCATTTTCAAAAAATCGATACAGCAAATGGGGATCAAGTTAATAATGTGGATCTTTCGGGAGCTTATAATTACGGTCTTTTGTTTATCATGGATGATCAGTCAAAGTTGGAAATATCCCCAACCTACAGCACCAATATGAATACTGTACTTGGACAACTTGAATTCAAAATTATGGAAGGACAAGTTTCGAAACTTTTACAGCAAACAAATAACGCTTACTCGATTGTAGTTAAAAATCCGGATGGATCCCAATACACTTTCTATGAAGGAGTATTCTTTAGCTATAGTAATATGGATCAGGTAATCACTCAATTTAATAATCTGGTGAATGTATCTGCTCTAAATACCCAAATAGCTTCATTACAAGAACAAGTTAAAACCTTAACTGATCAAAATACAGCTCTCAAAGCTAAGTAGGCATAAAGACTTAAAGTACGACGTTAATCTTCAAGTACGACGTTAACTTTCACAAAAAACCTTCTAATTTCTTAGAAGGTTTTTGCTGGAGGTTGGTCCAAACATATGCTAGGGCATTTGTATTTCCCTTTAATAGTTACACTAAGCTTTTAAATAAAAATTGAGCAGCGAGCTCCTAACGCGGCCTAGCGTGAAGTTAAAATAGGCCCTTGATGGCTGCGAATAAATGCTGAATAATATCATATTTCAACACTATCCAAGAAAGACCAGCAACTAAAATTCCTCTGGTAATAACATACTGAAGATTCAGTCTATCAAAGGCAAATCTATAGATTGCTCCATAAGTTAAAGTTGGTTCGTCTTCGTCATCAAAGAACTGATTAAATTCGGGAATTATGTTACCAGCAAATCCTAATTCTTCATCAAGATACTGGTGAACAGGAGCAAGAAGCTCCATAAGTCGAAGTCGCTTAATATTCTCGGGCAAATTATAATCGGATTCAGGAAGAGATACAGGAGTATAAAGAACATAAAAATAATTATAGTCTATTTTATACTTGTTCAATTTAGACTGAGGATTAGCTGCTTCCGCTTTAATTGTACGAATCCAGCTACGATAATTCTCAATGTCCCTCCAAACCCTAACAAAGGGGATTTTGGTCCATAAAGGCTGATGTCTAGCCTTCTTTTTAGTCATTCTCTGATTCTTCATCATAATATGCTTCGATAAGGTCTGGATGCCTTTCTTTTAATGTGTCAGCGACATCCTTTCTGGCTTTTCTTAATCTGGTTTTAACGGTATTAAGGTTCCAGTTAAGATCGGCTGCAATATCTTGCAGTCTTTTATTGTTAATCTCTCTTTCGAAGATAACAGTTCTATAAGGTTCTTCTAAGTTATCAATTGCTTCAATAACTTTATTATACAAGTTAGTCTTGAGTTCTTCACCGCTAGGTCCTATTACTTCGAGGTTAATTGAAACCATCGGAGTATAAAATTTAAGAACTTTTGAATGATTCTCATCAAGTCTTTCTCTGGAGACAGTTTTTGAACGAGATCTAAGTTGTCCGAGGGCTTCATTTTTTGCTATCGCATAAACCCAAGTTGAGAAGTTAAAATCTCTGTTATACTGGTCCATTTTCTCCCATACAGCTATAAAAGTCTTGGAAACGACTTCTTTTGCTAAATCAGAATCCTTTACGTAACGATATACGAAAGAGTTTAGTCCGGGTTTTATCCTGTTAATAAGATATGTGAATGTTTTGTTGTCTTTTTGTTCCAAAAAATCTATTGCTAGATTTTGAATTGAGATTTCTTTGTCCATATTAAGTATAGTGTCCATTAATAAATTTTTTACCTTTATTCCATGGGGTTGTTCCCCTTTTGGATTCACTCATATGAGTTTTAGCCTCCTTTGACTTCGGCTTTCTCATATGTTTTTTATGTTCTTCAGTTTTTGGTTTTCTCATTAATTCTTTGGTTTCTTCTGATAAAGAAACCCCATTACGAGAATTAAATAATGCTAACTTATGTTCCTCTGTTAATTCTTTTCCCCATCGATGATTTTTTTCACCCATGTGAGCATTGCTCATTTGCTGCCTTGTTTTTTCCGATGGGTGCTTTCCCCAGCTAGGATTTTTTTCTCCTTTTTTTGAATAAGCTATTTTTTCTTTTGTTTTTTCTGATCGGGTATAATGACATCCGCCTGTATGAAATCCTCTGTTTTTATTTGGCAGAAATCGATTATATCCATTTGGGGATAGGGTATTGTATTTTAAAATGTAATGGGTTTCCCCATCTAACAGATCCTCTACATTTTTATAATTATCTTGAAGTATCTGTTTTTTGAAATTTTCAATACCATATATTTCATAATCTAGATCAAGATATTTAGAAGACCCCATATACCCATCTGTATTGGGGTCTTCTTTATAACATATTCGACTACCTACATATTGTTTATTCAAAACCAAATTGGTTATTAAATAAACATAGTAAAATCGAGGAGTTCTTAAAGACATATAGTTTATTCTATATATCCAATTGAAATCTCTTTTTTTTGCGATAGTGAGGAATCTTATTCCTCAACTATCTGCTCAACATACTGATTGATGTTCTGAAGGATTCCGGCAACGACCTGATATGGGAAATTCCCAAGGACGTTTACAATCTGCTGGAATGTGTTGTGGTCAACAACATCTACCTGAATTGCATTCATGATACCTGCAATCTGGTTAAATGGGTACTGACCAATAGCTTTAAGAATAGCGGCTTTAAATTCAGGTTTGAGACGATAAGTGGGCACATACGGTGCAGTCTCGATTTTCTGATTTGGATCTACAGCTGCTTTTGGTGCTTCTGCTGTTTTTGCTTCTGGTATTAACTGAGCTTCAGTTGGTTGTGTGTTTTCTTCCATGACTTAATTGGTTTAAATAATTATTTTTTTATATATTCACTGGTTTGTAAGATTCTTATCAATATAATGTAAAAATTGCGTTCTGATTTGTCAAAATTGTCAGATTTCGGTTAATTTTTTACATATCCATCATTAGTATAGATTTCAATGAATCTTTTTAGATCGGGTTCAATGACCATTGATTCATGAACAATCTCTCCCGATTTGGTCTTATACTGAACTAGAGTAATAAGATAGCCATCCGGCGGTTCAGGATAAAATGCTACTGTCAACGGGGATTTTGGTTTACTCATTACCAGCATGCATTCTCTATTTTTGAATAGAGAAATATTCTCTGGAGCTTTTTTTGCGGGAACGTAAGGTTTATATGCCATTTTTATTCTTTTACTGCGTGATATTTAGCGTATCGAGCTATAAAATCCTTAGTGGATTCTCTAGGGACATCTATGTCGTGTTCATCTACTTTATCTGCAATTTGATTAATAACTTTTGCCTGAGATTCCATCCACTCTAAAACTACATCTTCATTTTTTGGAGTTATAGCTAAGGGATCTATGGGTCTTGTTAGATGACAATGTCTGCAAAATTCTTCGCTCTTATCCAATTCATTGACATAAGTGTTTGGATCAATCCATTCATGTTCACAATTTGCTTGTTGAAGCAAAGGTTCGAGCATATCACGAATACGATATTTTGTATTGTAATCGAGAGATAGTAAAAAACTATCTACTTTTTTCTGAGATTGAGTTACTTCTTCGGGGGATAGGATTCTCATAAAATTAGCATTCATTATTCAGGTTTATTAAGTAAAAGAGGTCTGTCAAATAAAATATAATCAATAAGAGGCTGATATGAGTCAAAAAGCTCTTCAGGGGTAAAAACTATCCATTCATTAGTTGGGCCAACAGGAATTGCACATTTAATAATTTTGCAATTGAGAGCTTCCGACATTGAATCAATATAGTTAAAGTTTACTCTTTTTTGAAATTCAAAATCAGCTTCATGAATATCTTGTTTACCTTGAAGATAACTTCTGTCTTCGCCTTCTCGATTAGCTGTAATTCTCTTTTGAGAAACTTCCGAAGGGACATCAAAAAATATATTTAAATCGGGATACGGTAGATTTAAGAAATCAAATTCAAAATCTAATATCCATTTTTTTATATTAAAGGACTCTACAGATCCGGTAGGATATTTAGCTGCTTGATAAGCTACATTAGAATAAACATATCGATCCAAAAGAACAACATCATTTTCATCTAATGCTTCCTGAAGTTCCGGCTTAAACATAAATCTGTCCATTCCATAGATATTGGCTACAAAATAAGGTGAAACCTCATCAATGCCACCGAATTCTCCACGAAGAAATTTAGCAATTACATTACTAAATTCATTGTGTTCATACATTGGAAAGTGAAAGAAGGCAAACTTGAGACCTTTGTCTTCGAAATATTTTTTTATAAGTTTTACTTGCGTACTTTTACCTGCACCATCTGCGCCCTCTATACAAATTAATTTACCCATATATTGAATTTTTCTTTATATCTTTCTGTGAATTGAAGACATTTATTATCAACTAATCTTTTTATGTCTAAATATGACAAAAGTTTTGAGGAATAGGTTAATTTATAAATGAATCCATTTTTCTTACAAAATTCCATAGCAGCTTCTTTTTTTAATTGAACGATTTTGGATTTGTGTAATTTTTTTGGTTTTATTTCAACTAGATATTTTTCATTTATAATAAAATCCGCAACATAAGTACGCTTTTCTTTATTAAATCCAATATATGGAATTTTTAGTTCCTTTTTTTCAGCACTTTCCCATTTAAACCCAAATCTTTCAATAGCATTTATCATATATGAAAGTTCGTGTAAACTTCGAAAATACCATCCTTTATACCATCCGGACCATCCATTACCCGAACCTATTGGTGATGGTTTTCCATACATTGGATTATTTTCTCCTGAAGAATGAATGGATATTTTGTCTTTTATTTTTTGGGATTTTTCTTTTCCATATCTTTTATCAAAAGATAAACCTTTCCCATCAATAGCATATTGAATTATTCCAGAGCATTGATTGTTTCTTCCATACATAGGGTTGTCCGAACCAGATAAAGAAACGGATATATTATTTCGTATTTTATTTCCCTTCTCATTCCCAAATATTTCTTCATATGTTTTTCCTTGAGTTCTTTTTATGGATGATTTCCCCGCATTAATGTATTGTTTTTGACGTCGGCAGGACAAACATAAATCTATACCATATTTTTCTTTACCTTCTGCATAAGTATAATATCTAGGAAAAATATGATCTAAATGACATTGATCACAATTAATAATTACTTTTTGACGAATAATTGGAAATCCCGTTTTGTTCAATTTAATAGTAGATAATATCATATAACTATATATCCGGAAAATAATTCCGGATATGTCGGTTCCTTCAAAAACAGGGATCAATTGAAAAGTTTTGAGTTCTTAATAAGATTAAGAACTTCATATACCATAACGCCAACTCCGAGGATTCCCCAGAATTTCCATTGTGTAGAAAATATAGCTTTTAAGCCTACGCCGAATAGCATAGACATTCCTAGAGTTTCGATTGTATTCAATAGACTACCAACAAAAACCATGCCCGGACGAGGTTGATACTCAATTTCTTGAGTTAAAGTTTCGTCAATCTTTGGTTCCTCTTTTTTAAAATATACCTCCTCAATGGGTGGTGTAGGAATTGCCGCCCCCTCCTTAACCGCATTGAGTCTATTTGCTAATGCGTCGTCCTTGATCATTTTATCCATTTAAATTAATTCAGCAATGTAGTGTGCATCATTATGTCCATCGGGTCTTACTAAGAAAGTAGCCGTCTCATCTTCTTCTACTTTACCAACGAAAAAGGTTTTGCTAAGAGAAAAATCATTTCCCCAATCGCTCAACATATCCTCGTAAAGTGGGAAAGTAACAACTGGTAATAAGTTTAAAATGGATTCAAGCATTGGGTTAACCTCGATATGCTTGATATAATTGAGTTCGTTCAATGCAGGTTTGCTACTCATAGGAAGATTTGAAAGGTATTTAATACCATCCATATTTAAAGTAGCACTTTCATTTACAGACTCTTTAAGTTTTTTTTGAATTTGTCTTCCTTTTTGAAGTCATTTCCTTTTCCGGCAGCAGGTTTAAATCCTTTTTTAGCTTTTGCTTCCATCTTATCTTCTTCTTCGTCTTCGTCTCCTTTTTCATTAACCTCAACATCAGTTACAACAGCAGGCTCTTTCTTTCCAAATTTCTTTTTTGGAGCTTCTGATTCGCCATTTTTATCTGGTGCTGTATCAATTGGTCCTTTTCCTGGCTTTGCTGCAGATCCTTGAGCAACAGAGCCACCATCAGTTCCGGGTTCTACTTTAGAACCTTTGCCTTCATTGTCACCGGTTTTAACATCGCCAAACATACCTGGTTTGAAATCTTTAACAGATTTAAGATCGGTCTGAAGATCATATCCTGGGGTGAATTTGGATCCCCCCATTTTCATTTCGACTTTTACTTCAGTCTTACCTTTGACGTACTCTTTCTTGAGCCATCCGAATACTTTTTTATTCTCTTCTGGTATAATAAGACCTTCGCCTGGTCCACCTGCAGCTTTTGTTACAGGAGCACCTTTACCGCCTTTTTCCTTAGCACCTTTTTCAGAAGTTTCTTGTTCTTTTGCTTCTGCAGCTTCGGTAAGTCTTTCGATATAGTCATTAAAGTTAAAAGATCCAGCTTTCATATGTTATGGTTTTATTTTATATATCCGCGTTAAAATTAATTGTTCATCTCTCTATTTATCCAAATCTGCATTTCGTTCCAATCAGGATTATCCCAATGATATGATTCAACATCGTTATTCCTTGCAATGTTATTTCCAAGTTCTTCATCGGAATCTTTGGGTTCCCATACAATTTCGGAAACATGTTCAAAATTATTGGAATAGTAAGTATCCTGCAATATTTTGTTGTCTAAAATCTGTCGACCAACGCCCATTGTTCTAATAGGATCTCCGCTTCTTTCGAAATTTATTTTTTCGGATACTATCATTTTATTCTTCTATCATTTCTTTCAATATCATTCACGATATTTTTATATCTGTAAATATGTTTTCCGATGAATCCTTTTACTTCACCAGAAACCCCTTCTTCCTCCCAAATTTCCTTTTTAATTTCTTCCAAATCCTCTAAAGCTTCCTTTAAAGGTTTACGAATTTTATCACACCATTTTGGATCAATTAAATTATCTCTTTTAAAATTAACTGTATAAGGGCTAAAGTCTTTCATGAATGCCCATCCAATTCTAAAAGGACCCTCCTTTTTAGTTTGAAAATTAGGATCCCCTTCTCCATCTATAGTCCAGAAACACGAAGCAACACCGCCCCAATGATCAGCTAATCTGTAAATAGCTTTATCTGAAATCCAGTATTGGCTTCCGCCGCGGCTCTTAAAATTAGTTCCTTTGTCAGATAAAGTGCTCCATAGATGATGTATGTTTTCAAAATGACTTGTGAGATGAATTTCTTTATAATCTGCCTGAGTTGAAATATGAAAATTATTTCGGGTAACCTCTTTTACAACCGAACGAAAGGGAACCATTGGAACAGGATTAATTTTATTATCTATAGGATCTGTTATTTTCCTAAGTTGTTTCATAATAACTTGATCCGATGATAAAGATTTAGAAACAGGTTTTTCTTTTAAAGAAACAAAAATAGTTTCATCTAAATCTGGAACCCCATCATTTTGAATTTCTAGCCCCATCGAATTTACCAGAGGTTTATATTTAGGCCAAGTTGTAACTAATTCATGGAATCCATCAAAAAGTCTATCACTTGTGATAATATCTTGTCCAACATTCATAAATCCGGGATCTATTAGTAAGTTTGAATTCTCAATAACTTTTAAAAAATCAATTACAAGGGGTTTAAATCTATTTTCCCCAATACCCAATTTATCTAGTGGGGTTCCCTCTCGTTCGAAATGCTGTTTTTCCGTTAAGGAAACATCTTTATGTTTAAATGCTGCTCCAAGATCTGTTTTAAGGGAAGGAACATAGTGATAATCAGGATTTTGTTCTTTGATATACTTCATTAGTTTGGATCCATATCCCAATCTTCTAAATTCAGGACGAACAAAGATATGACTTATGGAGAGTTCATCTTCAAATAAAACATATTGAACTAGGCCGACAATCTCATCATTAGCATAAACCCCCGCTTCACAATTAGTTTGGCCTGAGTATGAATCGACAACTTCATTTGTATAAGTAATCTTCTTATCCATTTCTTTATTTATCCCACAAAAAAACCCACACTTTCGCTGTGGGTAAGTCTCGTGAAAAATGGTGCTTCTTAAGCTGCCATTCTCATTTCGTTAACAGTTTCGCCGTTTACTTGCGTTACTGGAATAATCGTTATCTCCCTCAATATGCAGTCAAAGCCAGGTCAGCCCCGATTTGTGCGGATCGAAAATAAGTTTGTCTAAACTCACCGCACTTAGTTTAAGATAATCGGCAATCGATTGTGGAGCTGCCGCGAATCGAACGCGGGTGTTGCATATCTACTCTATAATTAGCTCTTTCGAGCACTCCCAATATCTTTTTCCTATTTTAATAATAGGACTTGTATCTTCAAAAAATAATTTTTCAATTTGATTAAAATCAATAAATTCCCTTTCATCTATTCTAATTAATCTGTATCCATTCTCGATACACCACTCTTCAAGCAATTTATCTTTGAATCGTTTTGTTTCTAATTGATGATGTATATCCTTAAAATGCCAAATACCATCATATTCAAAACAAATTTTTAAAATATCCGAATATAAATCCCTTCCTATCCCCGTTTCCTTATATCTTAAATTCCCTCCTGATTTCCAATTATATTGAGGATAATGAGCTTTAAAATATTTAACAATTTCCCTTTCTTTTGATGAAGAAAATTTTATATTTGTACTCTGTTTTTGTTGATAAGTTTCGGTATAATATATTCCATTTTTCCAGGCTTCTTTTATAGCATTGCTGCTTCGAATTTTTCCTTCTTCTGTATGAATTATTTTTGTATTAGCACAGGATTTACAACAAAATCTCCTTTTAATACCTCCTTTTCGATATTTGATGTGAATTATATTATTGCATAATTCTGCTTCACATTTAATATCCTCTTCTATATATTTTCCGAATCTTTTTTCGTTCGTTTTTAAGGCTTCTTTTGAAAGTTTTTCACCTAATTTTGAATTATCTCTATGCTGCCATCTTACATGATTTGCCTTCGCTTGAAAGGTTCCAAATTCTTCTTTACATTCTCCGCAGACATACATAGTTTTATTCTATATATCCGTATGGAGCTGGTAAGTTTCGAACTCTACCGTTAAAGTTTTAATACTGGCTTCTTTGCAGTGGTTCAAAATACCATTCCCATTTATCTAAAGTTCCCCAAGTATGAAAATTAGAAGGTGATTTTCCATTACTCAATTGAACAATAGCTGTTCCATTTTGCAGCTCTTTTGCATGTTCTAAACTCCCCGCTCTTTCTAAATGCATTCCTATAGGATTCGACATAATAACATTATAAGCCCAGAAGTAAGTATCTGCTGGATAATGATCTCCAAGAACATAATCGGGTCCTATTTCTCCATTAATCTTTTTAACACTAAAATCTATTTTAGACTTAATTATATCCCCAGACTTAACACTAGCCATGGTTTTTAAGCCAATATCTAGAGCTTTATAGGGTTCCTGATGTTGTTTAAATATTTTTTCGTTTACAAATTCAGCTTTCATGCTTATGTAGTTTCATATTCTTCATCATATTCACTTGGCTGAATGATCTTAAACCATTCATTCCATGCTTCAATAGGTTTAACAGACCAACAAGTTCTTATATTTGGGAGAATTCCTTCTTTTACTTCATTTGAAATATTCCAGGCACGTCTAAATACAGAGCCGCTTTGATACAAAGTAATGGACCAATCGTCATCTATTTTTGAGGATTCTTTAACTATAAAATATCTTCCTGGATTGTCATCATCGGTCATATCTTCATTATCTGAAAAATATAATCTCTGATCTGTTGAGGAAGCTCTATAAACTCTTTTTATATTTCTTATTATATCTCCGGGTTTTAATTTCTCCCAAGTAGTAATACCGATGTCCAATTTCTTAAGTGGACTTCCACCGCGATCAAAAGCTAATGATTCTCTCAAATTTTTAGGACTAACTACTTTAAAAAATTCCATCCATACACTAGGACTTTTTATTCCAGTTACTGTAGCAAATATTTTTCCAAAATCGGGATTTTTTTGAATCTTTTCTGCTGTTTCTTCAATATCTTTATCCAAATTTTCCATTCCTATTAATTCAATAGACAATTTGTTATCTTGAAGAATCGCATCTCTCTTGAGTATTCCAAAATCTCCAACTCTCCAATAATACCCAAAGCTCCTATTTTCGGGAGTATAAAAAATTAGGTCTTCTTTTTCACTTACCCAAGCTTCTTTAATACACCTAAGAACATCACCCCTTTTAAGATCATCAAAGCCACGCATACCAACATCCATTCTACGTAAAGGTTTTCCTCCACGTTCAAAATGTTGTTGTATCGCTTCTCTAATTAAAAGTGCTTTCATCCGCAAATATACAAAAAATTCCTGATATAGAATATCTATTCAGGAATTTTTTTCAAGGTATTTTTTAATTTAGGCAATCGGAGGGGTTATGGTTTTTTGAGGGAATAGTTTTTCCAAACCAAATAGTTTCCAAAAAATGTAGTAAACTAGAAGACAAAATAACCAAAGACCTACGATAGTCTGAACAAATGGCTTTGCATCCAAAGCATTATAACCAATGAATACAACAAGTATATTCACAATCTGCATCCAACTCTTTTTGAGCCAAGGTAGAGCAGTTTTTACAGCCCATGCCTTAATTTTTTCAATCAATTTTTTCCACATAATTTTTATTTATTTAATTTTTTCTCTGGTAATGCCAGGGTAACGATAATAGCACCTATGATCAATAATATTGGCCATATTTGCTGTGCAACTTCTCCCAACTGTTTTAAAAGTTCCATAGTATTGATTTTTAATTAAAGTATCTCTTGTGTAACTAATATTCCATCATCTGTAAGAGGTTCTCCGTCCCATCTATCCCCTTCTCCAATCTCTTCAATTATTTGTCCGATTAATTCAGCTTGTTCTTCGTCATCGGCTTGTATAACCATAAAATTAGAATAAGCATCAAATTTAAAATGAATTTTATTCTTTCTTAATTCGGGAATAATAGTTTGAAGCATATCCAAACCATTGGCCATGGTATAATATCCAAAACCGTTTCCTTCTAAACTTTCTTTCACTAATTTCATATTGTTATACTCCTAATTCTTCTTCACCCCCTGCTGCTGGTTCTTCTGCTCCGCCTTCACCACCAAGTTCTCCACCACCGCCTAAGTCTCCAAGTCCCCCACCAAGTTCTCCACCGCCGCCTAAGCCGCCGCCACCTTCACCGCCGAAACCACCTCCGCCGCCAAGTTCTCCACCGCCACCTTCACCACCAGGCTGTTGACCTGTTGCTGCGTTGAGACGTGCATAAGCTTGAGCAAGTTTACGAACTTCTTCTTCTCTTTCTTTCTTATATTTAGCGTTGAGCTTAATATCTGCTTCTGTAAATTCCATGAACTTCTCAACCAAAAATTTAGGGTCAAAATAGTTCTTTTCTCCTGGAGTTCCATCTGGATTAACAGTAGGTTCTTTAATTCCAGCAATACTTGTAATTGTAGCGGATCCCTTTTCTGCAAGAGATCTTTCTTTCATTTTCTTGAATAAGTTTTCTTCAATGAAATCAAGACCAACAGATCCCTGAAGTACTCTGTCTTCTTTAAATTCTGGATGTTTTAAAAGGAATTGAATCCAAAGAGGTTTAAGAAGGATTTCCTGGAAAGTAGAACGAATTCTAATAATGAAATTAGAAAATCTCATTTCCTCTCTAGCAACACCTTCACCGCCATCACCCCAACTTCCGCCATTACCGCCTTCTGAAGATTCAGCGGAATTATTAAATCGGGAACTAGGTACTTTGGTTTCGATAATGAATCTCTGCCAGAAATATTTAAGAGATTCTGTATTAGATAAGTCGTATCCTTGTGGTTGGAATCCATCGATTTCTGTCTGAGCTCCATCACGGGTAGGAATAACGAATGTCTTGGCGAAATTGAACTGAGCGGAACCATTGTAGGTTACTTCTCCGGATTCATCCGAGATGTTTAACTCTTCCTTGTACATACCACGTAATTCTGATAGTCTTGTACGAGCTTTAGCATCTGATTGGGATCCAATCGGAACTAAGATTTTAACCCTCATCTGAGCGTTCCAAACGTTCCAAATAATACGTGAGTTTTCAAGTGTTCTCATCATGTTAAATGAACGAACTAATCTCTCAACGTATGAAAGTCTTCCAATAAAGTTACCTCGTGCCCAGGATATGTAAATAAGGTTAGAGTCAACTAATTCTCTTTGTTTTCTTGCATCACCACGATACTGAATCCAAACACGATATTCCTCGCCATCATTATTAATACGAACTTCTGGTTCAAGTGATATTGGGTCAAGTTCCTTTAGAGCAATAATGTTCTTAGCATTCTCTTCGCCTTCACCATCATAAATGATTTCAAATGCGAGGAATCCATCAATAAGGAATTTCTTTAAATAATGCCAGCCATCGTGACCCTGATTGAATTTGAAAGCAAAATAGATTTTTCTGAAGCATTCATTTAAATCTTCTACAATTTCTTTTGCTTTATCTTGTTTTAAGACAGATTTAAGGTTCTTTGTTGCTGGGTAAGCAAAATAGTTCTGATCGTCATAGATGATCGTTTCGTCTGCAATAATTTCAATAACGTTTTCTATTTCACCATTCATTGCAAACTTACGAAGGAAGTCTCTACGTGTAGGATATTCCTTATCATAGAATGCGATAAATTCTTTTTGACCATAGTCAGTGCCAGCATAGTTTCCCTGGTAGTAGAGTCCATACATGGAATCTAACTGAGCTTCAGCTATACCAACGGACTTAGACTGTTTTATAACTTTTTCGTCCCATTTCATGCCCAGGGAACTCAAATTGCGTATATTTCTCTGAAGTTGTCCGACAAGACCCATTCGTCTGCCGTCCACATTTTTCATTGTGAATCCAGCCATAGTTGTTTTCTTTTATTTATATATTCTCTTTACATTTATCCCCATGCCATCTATTATAATTCCCAGGATCCATCATTTTATGACAATGGGGACATTCTTTTTTGTCATATATTTGACCCATTCTGCCTTTGCTGATATTTTTGCATGTGGTTTCGCTAGCTTTTTTGCCGACTCGAGTTTTGCTCATTTTATCTTTCATTAATGAAAGTTTTTTATCAGCTTCTTCTTTACCAAATTTTTCTTCCCATATCTCAAAAACAGTTTTTTGAAACATTGGATTTTCTTCTCCAACTCTTTCACTAGCACGTTTACTCATTTTTTCAATGGTCTCTTTAGAAAATATTCCGGTTTTCCCTTTACACCAACAATTCTGCCCAATATGAGATTTGCTTATATTTTGACAATGCTCATTTGTAAATTTCCTTCCACTTAATCCTTTACTAATGTTCGTTTTCCATTCTGCTGTTCGAGGAACTTTACTGAATGATTCTCGAAATTTATCGATGGATGCTTTTGTCCTTCTTCCTGGTATTTCTCCATTTCCCCCATTTGGATGAATGTTATACCCAATCGGAATAAGTGTTTTATATTTTATTATATTGGGTTCTTCGAGTTTTCTAGCTTCATGTAAGGTTTCGCATTTCTGTAATATTTCCTTTTTAAAAGATTCCTTACCATATTTCTTTATGGATCTTCTAATTAAATTACCACTGCCTAAATATCCATCGTCTATATTATTGGTAGTATGAGCTCCGACATATTGTTTTCCATTGACGATATTAGTTGTTAAATAAACATAGTGAATATTTCCCATAAATCCCTTTTATTTATATATTCGGAATTTATCCCACTTAATTGCTTATTTAAGTTTTGTCTCCTATTGATACGATTCCTTTTGAACCCAGGTCATAAATCTTATATAATTGAGCCTGATTCATCTTTCGGAATGCATTTTTAGGTTCATAAAATGGTATAAATTTCCATTCTGAATATTCCACCATTCTGAATTTGGTTACTTTTGGGAAAGAATATTTTCTATAAGCGAAATTAAAATTGGCGGCATTCTTACTATTGAATAATTTGATCATTGTCTGACCCCCGCCGCTCTTCATGTAATCTACAAATCGTTTATTTATGGCTTCCTTATTATTCTCTGTAAGATTTTCTACCTTGTCAAAAAAGTCTTTAAAAGTAAGAAAGAATGAATCCAAAAATTTAAGACGAACATCTGGAGGAAGTAAATTTAGATTGATACCGGAAAATGTTCCTCTGTCCTGATTCATACAAAAAGTTAAGGGAACAAAGTCTGTATATTCCTTGTTTCCTTTTTGTAATTCAATTAGAACATTTGGGCCTTGGTAAATGAAAGTATAAACAAATCCGGGAATAGGATACCCGCCATTCTTAGAACCAATAACACTTTCCTGATCCGTTGAATCGATTTCAGTGAGTTTAGCATCCCCTTTTAGATTTTGGACAATATATTTTTCGAATAAGATTGAGTATGCCTGGTCAGAGATTCCATTGACCCTTTGCATAATCTTATATTCATCGGCAGGAGCTAACATTTTACTAAATTTTTTGTTCGATTATTATTTCCCATTCTAGATTTGCTCATATTTCGCTTAGTTTGTTCAGACATCGGAGGCCTATTTTTGGCGGCTTCCTGCATATTCTTTTTATGCTCTTCCGAAAAATCCCCATTTCCATTATTTCTCCTTGTGTCCCAAATTGCTTTTTTACTTTCAGCGGTATGTTTGGGCTTACTCATTTTTTGTTTAGTTATTTCGGATCTTTTTATACCCAATAAACTATTTTTAATTTTTTCTTTACTTTCTTCAGAAAAACATTCAACAACTCCAACCCCTCCTTTTGGACTTAAATTATATCCATTTGGTTTTAATGTATTATGCTCTTTAATATATTTTTCTTGAGCATCAAAGGAAGATTGTTTAGATGGAAAAAACTTTAGAATTTCCTTTTTGAAATTCTCCTTTCCGTATTTCTTTTTAGCATTATTAAAATAAGGGCGTCCACTACCAATATAATGATCATCCAAATTATTGGTTGAGTGATCTCCGACATATTTTTTGCCATTGATTAAATTTGTCGTCAAATAAACATAATTGAACTCTTTTTCCATCTAGAGTTTTAATCCATATATCTTTTCAACATTTGCTATACTTAATACTGTCTCGCTAGAGAAAAGTTCTTTGGGAGCTAACTGATTACCCATAAATGGGATTCTTGTCCACTTCCAAAATACCCAAGGTTTCCAGAATCCGTGTGTAAATACTCTTACCGAATCCTTTGGAACATTTGGATGCTGAACAAATCGAATCTGAAATCTTTTAGTGAATGTTTCATAACGAAAACACTCTTCAATTTTAAAACGATGATTGAATTCTCTAAAAGTATTTGAGCCATCTTCAGCAGAAGGAACCCAGTTCTTATTATACTTAACAATCTGGGTGTTATCTAATTCGATAACTGTTTGATACGAATTTATTTTTTCCATGATATTGAGTTTAAAATCTTCCACCAATTATGCCAAATTTTCTCATTTGGTCTTCGGTGAAGATATAGAATTTGCTATTGTGACGTACTGCCCATTCATTCATGGCAGCAAACTTTGCTTCATTAATAAGATATTCCTTGACCTGGATATTATATCTTTTTATATCTTTTAGGGGTGCATCGGGAGGAAGCATTTTAGGCTTTCCTAATTTATGGGATGGCTTAATTTCGATGAACCATTTTTCAATAACTCCATCAGCTTTCTTAACTTCAACCCAGAAGTCTACATTATAGAATTTAGTAATCCAGTTCTTTGGGTTGTTAGGATCCAATCCTAGTTTCTTATTGGCGTCAAGTTTAGAAACCCTATCATAATAAGGAACTCGAATAGGTTCGGAACTCCATCGAACTATGGAAGGAGAACAATCGCACCATTTGCAGAACGATAATTCCCATCCACTACGGTAGATGATTAATTTTGGATTGCCAATATATTTCTGCGGAGCATTTAAAGTATATTTTTCATGAAGATAACCCTGGCGAGTTGTCCCTTTCTTCAAGTTCCCTTCAGCAGTAAGTACCTCTTTTTGAGGTTTATGCCAAATCTTATACTTTTCATTATTAGCCATTAGATTGAATATATTTTATTCTGACTAATTGAAATCTTTTTACTCTTGGGCATGTTACCATAAAGTTTACGCCATCCTTTTGCAAAGCCATTCTTTATTATCTGGGTAACATAAGCGAATGCATTTGCACTCTTTTCTGGGTTATATCCTCTCCAATATTGGAAACAGTCCATTATTGCAAACGAAATACAATCCTCTCGGTCCTCATTATAGACGTATTTAAACTTCGTTGAGAACTTATTAGCCATTAAAATAAACATGTCCAAACATTCTTTGGTGAGTTTATCCTGTGCTTTAGATTTGATTAGTTCTTCTCTAAGATCTTTATTTTTAACGTGGATGGCCATAATTAACAGTTATTTAACGTTTAGATTAAAAAATTTTTATTAAATTTGGGGTGAACCACAAGCCCCCACACCCTCAAATTTAACGGGTTATTAACTTCTATTATACAAAAAAAGGCACAACAAGTTTTCGTTGTACCTATGGAGATATAGAGAGGAAATTACTTGGGAATTGTAGTAGCTTTTGATAGAGAAACTTTCAAACTATCAATATCCTGAGTTTGATTGTTTATCTGATTGGCTTGTATCTTTAGGGTCGAATCGATCTCTGGAATTTTCCTATCTAGGAATTTAGATAATTGTCTATATTCGGTCTTTACACTATCCACCTGAACTTTAATTTCGGGATTAGTTTTGAACGAATCTATTCCCATATAAAGAAATAGAACAAAGATAATCGCCATAATGAGCAATGCTTGCGGATTTCTCCACTTCTTTTTATTTTCCATTTTGCTACTTTTAATGTTGCGTTGTATCGTTTACCCTTTTAACTACGATACGGGGGATAGGGTCTCTCATTTTATCACCATTTAAATTTGGTGCTTCAATGTCTGTCTTGTATGCTTTCTGTAATTTTTCAAAAGATTCATTTAAAAGCATTATCTTTTCGATAACTTGATTTGCATTTTTACCTCCTGCACTAAGAATCATGTCTAATTTTCGATTTGTGTTGACATTTAATTCCTGAACTAGAGAATGTAAGTTATTTAAATAAGTAAGAATTTCTTTATTATAAGCATCCTGTTCCCTTCTAAAATCTTCAAAATTACCAATAAGAGTATAAGTAGCATCGATGCCCTTTTTCATTGTAGCAATTTCCCTAATACTGTTATCCTTTGCATTTTTAGACACTAAGAAATAAGAGACTGTTAAGAATATTACAAAGACAAGAACATATTTAAGAGCGGTTGGCGTTTTTTCCCAAAACTTATTAATATCTACAGGTTTTGTCTGAACTGCTGGCATAAAATTTGTTTTATGTTAAACTGAGAGAGTTCTCACTCTGCTTCTTGGTAGTGTTTCCATTCTTGGTTCCTGATTCTCCGATCCAAAAATACATCTGCATGAATCAGCATCTCCTACGGCCTGTGAATAATCTCCTGCATGTACAAGGCAATTACCTGTGGCTTCTTCTGTTTCTTCGTCAACTGTAACTCCAGGAACATAATCTTGCGGATTAGCAAAGTCATTAGGATTTTCAAATAACCTAATCTGTTCTTTTGGAAGAATCTGCATATCTCCTTCAACTAAAACATTTACAGTTGGAGAATCGGCAAGCATATCTGAATATTTGACGTAGCAATGAGTAGTTTTTATAGGTACAGTGTTATAGAATATTCCGCAATGAACATATTGTTCAAAAAGAAGTTTCTGAGTTTTATCATCAAACTTCATAGGAGGTTTCATTGCACCTTTTTGAGCAAGTCCTTTAAGAACTTTTAATTGGCTGTCTTTAGCTACTTTAGTGGAATATTGAATCTGAACAATCCAAGAACCATCTGACATTTGGCCAATAACATATCCTTGCTCTTTTCCAAAAGCTACCTTGTCCCCTATTTGAGCTTCATTTAGAGGTTTTAATTCTGATTCTTTTTTTGATTCTTTCATAACCGGAAATTCTTTATTAATTAAATCTGCAACTAAATACATGAGAGTGTCCCTCTCTGAAGGATTCAACGGAGTTGTTCCGATCTCGCGATTAGCTTTGATCAGAACGTTTCCATTGTTATCACATATTTGTCCGCTTATAACTTGGACTGGAAGCTTGAGACTTTTAATTGAAGTCATTATGCAATGGTTTTCTTTTTCTTTAGAAATACCCTACGTTTCTTAGGAGCTTCTGGTTCTAATTCTGTTTGAGCATCAGTAGCTTCATCCTTTGGTTTTTCTTCGTCTTCTTCCTCTGGTTTCTTTTCGGGTTTTTCTTCAACGTTAACATCGTCAGTTGGTTCATCAACATCGGCTTCGGTGTTAGTTTCGATCTTGTCTTCTTCACCACCTGCAAGGTCTGGAGATTCGGTACCATCACCGTTTTCTTCTTCTCCATCTTCAGTTCCAGCTTCTGCTTCTGCCTCTTTATCGGCTTCTGCTTTGTCTGCTTCTGCACCAACTTCATCTGAACCCATAGATACACTATCAGTAGAAATTGTTGGGGTATCACCTAACATTTCGGTTTTGTCATCGTCAAAAGTTACTGCTGAAGCAGGCTCTTTTTCCATATCTTCTTTACCAACTTCTGATCCGGCTTCGCCTTCTGCACTGCCCTGACCACCATCGGCTGGAATAGGTACAGTAAATTTCTTTCCATCAACATCTACAGTGATTGTAATAGATTCGCCAAGTGGACGAACGTATTTTTCAGCAACGTTTAGATAGTCTTTGTAATCATTTCTAACTTCGGTAAGTTCTTCATCCAAAGCTTCAAGAACTTTAACAACGGTTGGGGTTGCATATTCGCCTTTGAACTGAGATATTTTAGTTTCAAGAGCTGCAATATAGTCAGTATATTCTTTTTTAGTATCAGCTATTTCTTCAAGGATTTTTTCCTGTTCTGGAAGTAAACCTTCGAATAGACGAGAAACGTCATATCTTAGGTGTTCCATCATGATGCCCTTAGCTTGAATAGGGTTAACGTTACGATAGAAAGTACTCTTGCCATCTGTAGCATTATGGGTGGCAATGAAAATGTTGCCACGGAGTTTAAACACATCAGCAGCGTGATTTAAATCCTCTTTTAGGAATACCCGTTTTGCAAAGTCAATTTCTGCGATTTCGTCGAAGTTCTTTTTGAACATTTCAACTAAACCAAGCAATTTACCTTTACCAGTCCACTGTGCTATTGATGCACTTTCAGCGAATGCTTTTGAATCCAATTCCTTTTCATTAAGGATAACTTTATCAGCTGTGATAATAGCTTTGTCGTTTCCTTCATAAATGGTAATATTCTTACCGTTGATAATAACGTTTGGATTGTTAATAGCTTCACAAAGCTGAACGAAGTCTCTATCGAGTCTTGCAACTTCTTTTTCGCCAATACGAGCCACAATATTACCTTTCTTAACATAGAACATTCCACGAACTCCGAATACGGCTTCGTTTTCGCCTAAGTATATGATTGGAGAATATATTTTCTCAATATCGCAAGTAGCATTTGCATGTTCAAGCTGAAGTTCGGTAGCGTCTAAGGTTACCAAATTGATAATATCACGGATGAAAGGATCGTATGACCATTTCATAAGAGATTCTTTAAGGATATGTTTTGTCTGCTCGTTTTTGTTCTCAAGATAATTATTAAGAACGTCTTCGATATACTCAACAAGATAGCGGCTCTTTGTTTCTTTCATTGTCTCAACAATTTTCTTGAGATCAACATCACTTTTATAGCTGGCTACATTGTCCTGAATATCTTTGATTGCATTTCCTATTCTTGGGAAATAGTTAAATGCTTGCATAGCAGTCAAGTAAGATTCATATATCGTTACTTCTGGTACCCCATGTTCAAGATGATCCCTATAATATAGAAGAGTTTGCTTTAGACCTTCGTTCTCATTGGCTTCTTCTCTCATAAGATTCTGAATCGATTCTCTTACTCCAAGATATTTAACAGCCCATGCTCTCTTTTGGTTAGAAAGCCATGTCTGAACTTCTGGGTCATTTATTTTAGCTAATCCTTCGAATAGGTTTTTAACCTGTACTTTTTCAATTTCATGCTGTGCTTCTGCGGGTACAGAATTATACATAGCTGAACTTAAGCCAGATATTGCATTTTCGCAAAGGGCTACTACTGCCGCTGATTTGGACTTAGCTTTTAATTGGTTGATTTTTTCTATCATTGCGTTTAGTTATTTGATAAAAACTATGTTTTTCTTTATATATTTAACGAAATCTTAAAATTTTTTCTATTTTTCAAGGCTACCAATCAGCCCAGTAATGAACATTCGGGGAACCTAATATTTCAACTCCTGCTGGTATATCTTTTTCTGTAAGACCCGATTTATTATTACAAGCAAAATCCCCTCCAATAAATTTGGCTATGCCGTCAAAAGATTCAATATGAGGATTTAAACTGCAAGCATAATGGCTCTTAACAAATTCAGGACCTCCTACCAAATTCTTTAAATTGTTTCGGGAACAGCCAAATTCACCATTAACTATTCTGGGGCATCCTCTTAATGAAGTCATTTGGTTTTTATCACCGGTATTCCTTCTAACATCTCCCATAATATTGAAGTTACAGTTAGCTTCATTAAATTGAATATAATCTGGAAAATTTCCCGGCCAATCTGTAGTAAAAAATCCCTCAAGAATATCAATAGTAAGATCATCATTAATTCTAAAGAGACTAGATTTTGTAGCATTTGAAATATTGAACCAATATTCCATCAACCATTCTCGAATTTTTACTCTCATTCCAACCCCCAGGGTCTTTTTAGGGTCTCCGCCTCTTTCAAAATTTACTGCTATGGATTCTCGAACAATCATTAGACAATAGTTAGATGATTTACAATTCCAAAGTTTCTTTCTGGAAAATTACTATTGGCAACGTGAATATCAATAATTTTGGATTCGATAGGTCCGCCTGGGAATACAATTCCCGCAGAGGTATGAATAGAAGGATCCAAATAGTTATTCGTAATAGTTGCCCATATACTTCCATCTCCGGTATAAGTAATTTGACCAGTTAAACGATTCTTCATTTCCAGCTGCAAATTAATAGAAGCATTTATTTGCGAATAGAAATAGCCAGGATCCAATACTTTAAAAGAAGAACTGCTTATAATATTTGTAGATAAGTCGGGAATAATCTTAATAAAAGGAGGTCTCGAAACAGCCACATTATCATTAAATTCGGGTTTTTCTCTGTTTTCCCAGATTATAGTGGGTTCTTGATAAGTAGTAAAGTCCTCAGGAATATTCCAAATATAATATTCGTGATTAGGTTGAAGTTTATCAATAGAAAAACGTTCGTTGGTATTTGTATAAAGCCAGAATATATCTACTTTTGGAATAACATAAAGCTCTCTTGTAAAATCCCATTGAACCCAAAGCGGAATTCCCTTAGGAATAACTGCACCTTCAAGCGGAGTTGTAATTACAATATTGCCTGGCTCCTTTGGAACTCCGCCTTTTTGAATATCATAATTTATACCTTTGATCTTTGTGGTTGCTTTCATCTCAGTTGTTTTGTCAAAAACTGGCTGATAAGTTTCGATCTCAAGTTCAAAATTAAGTTTGATTGGGTTGTTTACTTCAAATGAATACTGAATATTCTTTTCAATAGCAAGATCTTCCGGAAATCCAACAGTACAACCAACACGCATTCCTTTGTAATAAGTATAGTAGGTAAGAGTTTTGTAGAATGTTTCTCTAATTTCCTGTTCGATTTTTAAAGCACTTATTTGACGATCGATCCACATTTCACATGCTATTCGAACTTTAAGTGGCATTGAATACAAGAATGAAACATAACTTTCCAATTTACCATCTACTTCTTTTACATATCGTCCCTGTACATAACGGGAAGTAATACGTTGAGCATCAATGGTGGAACCTGTATAAGTTACAATGCCTCTAGGAATCATGTCGAAATTACCATCAACTGGTCGAGGTGCAAGACAATCTCCATAGTGGGTATAGAAATCCTGCATGAAACGTTCGTCTCCAGATTGATTGTAATACCATGGAACATTTATTTGTTCTACATCATCATTTGACCAAACTTGGTTATATTGAATATGATTAGTAAGAACGTCAAGAAGACCCGCGATCACACCACGAATTAATATGTCTTCTGAGTTATACTTCTGATACAATGCCATTTTGCAGAATATTATAATTTTTATCTATAATTATAGTATATTTATATCCATTATTTAAAACAGCTTTTTCTTTTTCTAAAATCATATTTTTATCTCGTTTTAAATAGTAAGAACTTTTTATTTCAATAATTAAATTTAGAGAAGGTATAAAAAAATCAGAAAGATAGATTCTTTCTTTACCCAAATAATTATATTTAAATGATAACCCTCTTTGAATATCTGGAAATTTATCATAATATTTTTCTAAAAAATCAAGTTCATAAGAACCCTGATACCAGATGTTTGAATCTCTAAATGGTTTTATTTTTATTTGAGTTTTAAAGATTTTTTCTGATAATTCCTTACTTTGCATGCTATATTTAACATCATATCTTTTTAGCATTGTTTTTATAGCTTTTTCATGCACGGTATCATTTTGCAAACTGCATGGAAATCCATATCTTTCCGTATTTGTATTTCTTTTTTTATTTGATATTTCATTTTTTTCTTCTTTGGAGAAACCCTTCCATAAATGAACCATGTCCTTTTTATGATTTACTGACCCCATATAGCTAGAAGCCCCATATCTTTCTTTACATGTTTTTTCAACTTTAATACTATTTAAGCCATGAGCGGAATTCTTATGTCCATATTTTTTTAATCTAATAGCTTCACTTTTAGTAATTATACTTTCTCTATTGATAATTATTTCATCCCCGTATTTTTCTTTAAAGACTTCTTTAATTCTATCAAATCTGAAAATATTAGCACATTCTTTTTTACATGTATCCCTATATCCCCTTTGAAAACTATAAAATTCAGTTTTCCCTCCACATATTTTACAAATATCTTCCCCCTCCTTTTTTATCCATTTATCATAATAATCTTTTATGCACAATTGATGCTTATGCAAAATATGATTGTTTAATCCTTTTAATGACGGGATTTCTTGATGGCATTCTTTGCATATAATTTTAGCTTCCATAAAAATGAGATATATTTATCTATATATCTCATAAAATATCTTCATTATTGTATTTTTGATTTTAATTTTTGGTTTCATAAAAATATAATAAAATCTCATTTTTTCCATCCCACTCTGTTATTTGAAAAATTTTGCTAAATTGAAAAAAATTTGAAATAAATTTATATAAAAATAAATTTAAATTATTATCTCTCAAAATTATCTTAAATGAATTCTCCTCAAATAAAACTTTAACAAGGGGGTCTTTTATAATTTTAAAAAGTTCTTCTCTATCATCTTCATCTCCCTCTTTTGATAATATATCAATCAATTTCTTCTTAAATCTTTCGTAACCAATCTGAAGTTTATCAAAAGGATCTCCTTCACGAGTAAACTGATTTAATTCTTCTTTGATGAGTTTGGCCTTCATGGAGACTTTTATTTTATATATTCCATGAGATACCCATAGTGCATTTATTCCACATCTTCATATCCCAACCCAGTTTAGTTTTGGCATAATGTTTTGTGTAAAAGTGTTTATAAAGATAAAATCCGAGAGATACCATTCCAAGACCAAAAGCACCAAAGAAAAGATATTTGGCAAGATCAAAAAGATTTGCATCAGTTGCAGCAACAATAATTACAACAACAATAGCTGCTACGATTAATAGAAATATAGCAGGACTTAATATCTTTTTGTACAGCTTGTAAAAAGTTGCATAAGATTTTGGAGGGTTAGCTATGAACCAGTCAATAGCGGCAATTTGTTCGGGGGTTAAATCAATAACTTCCCCATTAATAAATTTAGGCATATTATAAGCTTAAAATATAAAATGTAATTTTATTTGGTTGAGTACTTTTCCAACGCAAATTTTTTGGACTATGATTATTAATTATCTGTCGAAGAGATTGAAACATAAAAAAGTTGAGAGGGTTTTCGGGTAAAGTAATTGAAACAAGAGGCGAATCCCCTATTGCATCGTTCTTTGGAAATCCTTTGAACTCAATTGTACAAGATGGATCGTTTAGAATTTTCTTCATTTTGTCCCAATTTTCCCAATATTCGCTACTCTTATTATTAGGTGAATTGGGCATCAAATCATAAAATCGATTCTTGACCCCAATGCCTAATGACTTCAAAGGTTCTTGACTCCTTTCGAAATTATGCAATTTTTCTGAGACCAAGTAAGCTTTCATTGCTTCGGTTATTTTTAAAAATAGAAAGAGGTGTTGCGGAACTTCAATCCGCACTTCTCATTACGAGTGTTCTGTCATTAAACTATTCACCTGATTCCAAGCGAATAGTTTCACGTGCACCAGTTAGCCATTCATGTTATTTATCCAAATAAATCCAATCAGAAAATTTTTTATTTATTAATCTATTTCGAATAGTCATCAAAGGAATTTCTAAGATCCTTGATGCTTCGTGTAAACTTTCATATTCTTTATTTTCTATCGAGATATTTTTACCTGGGATTTTTCTACCAGTGCTTGCTTTTCCTATATTTTTTCGATGGTCTTCTGTAAATGCAGGTTTTTTCTTTCCTTTCATTAATTTAGAAATTGTTTCTTTCCCTTCTTTGGATTTGTTATAATCAGATAGTCTTTTAGCATTTAATTTATGAGCATCTATTTCTTTTTCAGAAAACCCAATTTCTTTTATTCTTTTAACTCTAGATTTTATAGCTTTTTCGCAACCTTTCTTTCTTATTTTAGGATCTACATTAAGAGCAATTCGTTGGGCATTTTGACAAAATTCTATACTTCTTTTCTGCCCTTTATTTTTAAGTCGAATTTTTTCAACAATTTCTTTTTTATTGGGATGGTTTCCAAGAATATTTCCACCATTACCCCCTAGTGAAATATTATATCCTTTTGGATATAATGATTCTTGCTTTCGTATCCAGAATTTTTCTTTATTGCATAGTTCTACGGGGGATTCGCAATAATCTAAAATTTCTTTTTTGAAATTCTGTTTGCCATATTTTTTTATTGCTTGTTTGATTATTAGCCCCGAACCAAAATATTGAGGCTGGTCTTTTTCATCCTTCCCGATATAAATTTTATCGTTGATTAAATTTGTAATCTGATAAATTTGCATGAATATTCTTTTTTATTTATATATTCATGATTGCTTTTCAAATATACCTATTTATCAATAATTTTAATTCGGGAAAGAAATTCTTTTGGAAAGGATTTTCGGGAATGATGAATTAAATCAGAAAGACAAGCATCCAAAATATAAGTCGTAGCATAATCGGTTTCACTTCTTACGCTTCTTCCTGTCCCCTGTAAAATTCCTATAATACATTTCCATTGGTACCACGCGGGATTTATGCCTAATTTTGCTTTTACGAAACGATCGCCAAGCGACAAATATGGAACCTTGGCAAATATTTGGAACCTGCTCCATTCATCTTTCAGATCAAGGCCTTCAAGCAGTGATGGGCCAATAAGAACCATTCCTTTTGAAGTCTTCAAAGTTTCGAGAACATTTCGTTTCTCTTCAGTTCCGTTATACTTTAATATTCTACCTTGGTTGCGGCGATTCAATCCTTGAAATATCTTCATAGTTAAATCATAGGAAGCAGAATGAATAATTCCGCTTTCTCCGGGATGTTTATCAAGTATTTCATTTATTGTTGAACATAGCCAGGGCATATTTTCAGCAACCTTATTATAAGACATTTTATGTCCACTATAATAATAGATTGGTGATTTGGTAAAGTCAAAAGCACTTTCAACTTTGATATACTTAGCACCTGATAAAGAAATACTTTGTAGATAGTCAGAAGGATCTGCGAATGTAGCAGACATTAATACTCGGAATCCTGTCCATCTGTGGAAATATTTGTGCATTAAATAGGATTCCTTTAGACAATTGAATATCAAAGTATCTTCTCCTTGCGGATTTTTTACAAGATTACGAGTAGAAGTTTGCTGGATAATCTTAATATAATCATCAATCTTATATTCTAAGTCTGTAAGCCAATCCGAAATATACAAAGCTTCACGCCATTCTTTTGGTGGTTTATCATGCGGATAATCTTCTTTAACTCGATCTTTTAATCTTCCTGCACTTCCTAAATAGAATTTAAGGATGATTTGTATTTCGCAGAGCATAGTCCATAACTTATCCTGATCCTCTTCTTGCCAAAGTTTACCAATAAGTTCTTTTAGCTTATAAAAGTCTTTTGTATGGTTATTTACATGATAAGTGCTAAAGAAATGTGTAAGTTTCTCCACTTTCTCCAATGTCTTTTCGTCAAACCTTGGCGAATAGTTGTTTTGGATTATGTCAAGTATCTTATGACCTTCGTCACATATTGTGAAATCTCTTGGTAGAAATAGCTGTTTTTCTTTCTCCATATTTGCATTGACATAATTCTGGTGAATTAGCCAATACGCATAATTAAGCAGGCTTGTTTGTGATGCCGAAGCAAAATCTCTGGCGGAATAATATGGGCAGGACTCATAACAATCCATTGCTCGAGCATTTAAATTCCTTATTCTACAAGTTCCTAGGGAATTTTTTTCCATATTATCAACGCAAATATAGTTATCCACTCCTTTAATGCTACCCCAATTCAAATTAAAGATAGCAAAGTCTTTTTCGTATTGTTCTTGTAATGCAATATCTGAAGCGAGAATATATCCTTTCTTTCCTTCTTGGTTTAGAATCCAAGCGGTACACATAGCTATGATGGATTTGCCACTGCCGACGGGAGCATCGAGAATAACTGTATCATATTTCTTTTCAAAATATGCATCAACTATTCCAGCTATGGCTTCTTTTTGTCCTTTTCTCCAAACGAATTTTTTGGGAAGGAATGTATCTTTAAAAGTTGAGAAGTATTGTTCTAATTTGAATTGTTTCATGGATCTTCTACGACAAAAATGGTGCTAAGTTCTTTAGCACCATGAATATTATTGGAATAATAACGTTGGTGGTTTTGTATAGACTAGAAATCCCCCGCTGCAAACTTCCATACCTGGAAAATTATATTGGCATCCAATAGGAACCGTTATTAAATAAGTTGTTATCATTAGTATTCGTATTCTTTACCGGGTTCTTGCATGTGTTGAGCTGAAGTACCTGTTGGTTCATTTTCATCTCCAAAGTCAGATTGATAAGCAGGATCTAATTTAGCTAGTTTTTCTAGAGCTTCTTCATTAGTATAAACCAATGCAGCAGCTTCTTCTGGCATTAATCCATCCTCAAAAGCAGCTTTTAATTCATCATGAACAATAGTAATAAAATCGCCAGCTTCCTCTTCATCCATTTCAAATTCCGTAACTAATTCAGAATAAACTCCTTCGAAAAAACGAACTATTTCTGGGCTAACTCCTTCATCAATATCTTCTTCGTCGGTTTTTTCATCTGTATTATCTAATAATGCAACATTCTGGTGCATTAATACGCTTTCATTTGTTTCCATCTTAGCCTCCCTGAGTAATTCGGCTACCGGTTCTTTTAACGATTCCGGAAGATATTTCTGTAGCCTTTTCAACTTTTCTATATCTCCAGCATCGAGAGCTTGATCAATCTCTTTCTGTATTTCGAACTTATCCATTTTGGAATAGTCCTTAACTGTAATTTCTGGTTCTTCTTCTCTGTGTCTCATCTGAGGCGCATTACGATTTACCATTTCTTCATATTCGGTATTAGCACTTTCCTCTTTGCCCATTTCTTCGGCAGCTTTTGTAAGAAGTGCTTTATTATTCGCAAATTCATTGGCAATAGAAATAGGACTCATACCTGCTCTCCAGAACTGATCTAGTTTAGGAGCGGCAACGATCATAGCATAACGAGCAAGAAGACCATCTACTTTGTAGAGGTTTTCCATTTTTTCTACTATTTCATTTAACCAATCAGCAACTTTATCTTCATTCTCTGGATTCCAGGCTGAATTGCTTTCATAAGCTTCATTAGTCTTTTTAGGACCAAAGCCTAATTTCTTTAATTGATCAAGAATTTCTTTAGGCTTAATATCACGATATTGATTGCTTATAATTTCATAACCGGCTTGGAAACGTTTAAGACCATTTAAATCTACCCCTCCTAAAAGTTTTTCTCCAATACTTTTGGCATCGATAGAGCCATATCCCTTTCTCATTTGCTGAAGAATATCTTCCATTGCCTTATCAAAGTTGGCAAGAATCTGTTCTTTGAATTTCTCTATTTCAATATCAACTTTTTTATCGATTTGAGCTCTTTTCTTTTCTTCAAATTTTTCGAATCTTTTCCTAGCTGCTGGAGAAACCCCTCTGTCATAATTGTTTCCTTCTTTTCTTTCAAGCGGGTCAACAGGAGCATTTCTTCTAATTTGACCTTTCTTTTCTCTTGCAACATCTTTAAAAATGTTTAGAAGCTCAACCTTTTTACCGGCATCAACTAATTTCTTAATGAAATCTAAAAGACCCGCAGTATTATATTCACCAATTAAAGCAGGATCATGCCATTCCCCTCTTCTTCGCTCGTTTAATACTTCGTTAGATTTTAGAGGATTTGAAATAGATTCCGTTGTAGGTTTTGGATTCGCAGCAGCATATCGAGCTGCTCTTTCATCTTCTTGTCTTTTCCATTCAGCATCTCTTGCTTCTTGTTCCCTTTTTCTACGAGGAGCTCTTATAGAATGCTCTTCATCCGCATCCATTACCTCAAACTTTTGTGGAGATTTTTTCTCTATATAGTATTTGGTTTTGCCATCCACTTTTAGAATAGTAGCAATCTTACCTTCATCTTTTAAGAATTTAGTTAACTTTGCAGGAGTTTCAGAAGCATCCATAGTGTTTACTTCAGAATTTTCACCAGCACGATAATTCTGGATAAGTTTAGTCTTCCATTCCTTAGGCATATCAGCAATCTGCTTAAGAGTGCCCATATCCTCATTTAAGAAGTTTTTTAAAGTTGTGGATGCGTATGACATTATAAATATCTTATTTTATTCTTCGTCTTCGTCTTCTTCCTCGATCAGTAGTATTTCCTTGACAATATCATGAGAAACATCTTCTGCAGGAACTTCCTGAAGGAATTTACCTTTTAAATCCCAAAGATCCTGATTTCTTTCAAGCCAGATTATAAGTTCGGGCTCATTTCCTTCTTCCGGACTAAGTAATACTTCCCAATCAGGAATTTCTGATTTGATAAGTGCATCAATGTCTTTTAAATAATCGTCGAAAGAATACCCATTAGCATCAGCATCTTCATTTATATCTTCCTCTTCTTCCGGCAATTCAACATCGGCAATCTCATCTATTTTAACTTTGGTATTGCTATTTTGATATTTTACAACAAAAGTATTCCCAGAAGGAAATTCAGCCATAGGAACGGCTTCGAATTTATCCCCATTTTTCATGAGGAACAATAATGTTTCACGAGAAAACTCGGGAACTAGAAGTTCGTTTCTTAATACAATTCGAATCTTATCTTTCCTGTCTTCAATATCCACTTCATCCTCTTCCATATCGGGCATGCCAGATGTGTCCATGATTTCATCATCGGGATTTACTTCATCTCCGATTTCAGGTTCTAGTTCTTCTTTTATAAAATCGCCAAAATCCTCAGAAACAAGTCGCTTCATAGCTTTTCGTTTTTAGTATTCCATTTCTTCGTTAGCACCTTCGATGCCAGCGAATTCATCTTCATCGTCTTCGTCAGGAGTTTCGGTTTCAGCATTCATCTGATCCAAATCAGCATCAGTCATTTCATCTTCTTCACCTTTTCTCTGATTCATAAGATCCATTGGAGGAATTTCTTCTTCATCACCTTCTGGACCCATGTCTTCTGGACCTACTTCTGCATCGCCGCCACCAACTAATTGAGCTCTTGTACTTGGGCCTTCTTCAGGTTCTTCCATTGGTTCTTCTTCAACCTCTTCTTCACCTTCTTCGGGTTCTTCCATTGGTTCTTCTTCAACTTCTTCTTCCCCTTCTTCAGGTTCTTCAACTGGCTCTTCAACTGGTTCTTCAACTTCGGGACCTACCATTTCTGGACCTTCTGGACCGGGACCTTCTTCAGCTCCCATAGGTTCTGCAGTTAATTCGGTTGCAGGTTCTTGACTAGGTTCTGCCATCATTTCAGGATGGAAGTCATTAATCGAAGGCATAAGTGGTTCGTTAGCCATTCCGCCAGGTAGCTGGGGAGCTGATCCACCAGGAGTTTGTTCCTGAGGAGTTAAAGTTGTCTCTCTTCCGTAGGTTACATATTTCTTAATAGCCTCGAGATAATCCTCAGATTTAGTTAAGTAACTTTGAACCCATGCATCAAGTCCTTCTTCAAAGACTTCAACCTGATCCAAAAGTGACTGAGCATTAGCGATGATACTTTTTAGTTGAATCATTGCCTGATGAGATTCCTCTTTTTCAAATAGACGTTTCTTGGTATTCATATTATTCATTTTATTTTATATATTAAAGCACAAAAAAGGGGAATATTCTAGTATTCCCCTTCATCTAACTTTTCTAGCACCAAATCTGAGAAACCTGCGTTTTTCTGTATCTCTATTCGATAAGAGAAGTATTCGACAGGCAATGCAGAGTGGTTGATAATGAAGATGTTCATCGAAAGCTCCTTTGCAGTCTTTTGAAGCATTCCAATAATATCATAAATACCATCGCCATCAATGGAAGAAAGAACTTCATCAAGCATAAATATGTTCAGGGAAGGATACTTTCGTTTAAGCATACGTATGATCGATATTAGGACCGCTAGATCAACTCTTTTCTTTTCTCCAGTGGATAATGTCTCCACGTTGACATCGATGCCTAATTGCTCTATTTTTGGCTCAAAATCAGAATTAAATCTGAGGTCATAAGGAAAGTGAAGTTCATGTAAGGTGAATTCAATCTCCTTGTTCAAAGTTGGAAGATAAGATTCCATAATTCTTTTCTTAACTCCGCTATCCGAATAAAGATCAGAAAGAATAGCCATATACTTGAATTTATCATCCAATTCTACCTTTTCATCTTCCTTAGTTTTGATAGATGCCGTATTTTTAGAGATAATATTTTCAATACTCTGAAATTCTTTAGGCTTATCCTTCTTAAGATTACCGTATTCTTTTTTAAGCGAGTTTGCTAGAGATATTACTTGGATAATATAGTCGTTTATTTTTCCAAGAGCTTCATCCACTTTAGCCAATAATTCCCCATATTTGTTTTCACCAGTTAATAAAGTAGCTAGTTCATCATTCTTAGCTCTAAGTTTCTCAGTTAAATCTCCCTTGAGAAGTTCAAAGCTTTTATCATTGAACGGAGTTTCGCAAGTTGGGCATTTGTCTTGATTAAACAGCTCAATCTTCTTATTGAGCTGTTTAATTGAAGTCTGTACGGCTGTTTTTTGATCATTAAAAGCATTTTGAGCTCTTCGAATGTCATCCTGTTTATCGGAGTATAGTTTTTGTTTGGCATAAGCATTATCTAGCTTGGGTTTGAGTTCGACAAGGATTTTTGTAATTTCATCTATTCGTTTTGTATTATCCTCGGCAACTTCCTTCTTAAGCTTTTCAAGTTCTTTTTCAGCTCCTTGAATTGAAGCCTGTAATGAAGCTATCTCTCTATTGAATAAATCAATATTAATTTTAGCATCCCGAAGATCCTTCTTAACCAAATCATTCATGCGGTTAATAACTTCCATCGCAAATAGTTTATCAATAATGATACGCTTATCACTTGGAGACATTGATATGAATGATTTGAAGTCATTTACCGAAAGGGAAATAATGTTACTAAAGATATGATACGGGAGTCCCGTAACTTCAAGATCGATGTAGTCCTGATAGTTCTTTATGCCTGCTTTACCAATATCATTATCCTCGTTTGGTTCTTCACCAGGCATATATTTGAAAACTTTTAATTCGGATGGGGAAACATTACGCTCAATAGTTACAAGAGTTCCGGGAGAAGTTTCGACCTCACCACGAATCCAACCATGAGCATTCATCCTATTTGCTATATTTTCTTTTTTAAATTTTTCCAATCTTCCATAAAAGAGAATTTTTGGTAAGTTAACTAGAAAACTCTTACCTGCACCATTTCTACCTAATACCATCCAGAGTCCGCCATTAGTCGAAAAATCGAGCTTTTGTAATTTATTTCCAAACGGGCCTATATTTCTAAATTCAATGGAATTGATATGCATTATTTATGATTTTAAATGTATATATTTTATAACAAAATGATTAAAAGTTTTAAGAATATATAAATAAAGCAGTAAGCTTATCGCGAAATAAGCCACCGAAGAGGGATCAACGGCTGTCCTGCTTTTAATATTTATTCTAAAATAATAGGGGGAAATAATGAATCATCTGAGAATTTATGAAAGCATTATTGCTAATGCTAAATTAGAAAATCGTGAAAAATTAGCAAAAACTAGTGAAAATTATGTTTATTATGAAAATCACCATATAATTCCAAGGTGTGTGGGCGGAGGGGAAGAAAAAGAAAATAAAGTATTATTAACTGCAAAAGAACACTTTGTTTGTCATAAATTATTAATTTATATTTATCCTAAAAGCCGAGGTTTAGCACTAGCTTTGCGAAGATTCTTATATTCAAGAAAAAACGGCATGACATTTTCTTCTAAAGATTATGCATTTGTAAAAAATGCTATTTCATTAATACCTGTTAGTAAGGAAACTTGTGAAAAACTATCTAAAGCAAAAATGGGAAAACATCCTACTGATGTTACAAGGAAAAAACAGAGTGATGCAAAAATAGGAAAGCCTTCAGGGAAAAAAGGAAAATCCTTATCGCAAGAAACAAAAAATTTAATATCTGCATCTTGTTTAGGGTATCAGCATACAGAAAAAACAAAAGAAAAATTCAGGGGAAGAATTCCTTGGAATAAGGGGCTAAGAAAAGAAAAGTGTTATTCTAAAGATATATTGTTTATTTGAGCCCATTTTTTAAATGCTGCCAAATGCTTATTTAAACCCATTATTCCATATTTTATTGGAGCGGGGGATTCGTATCCTCCTTTGCCATCCTGAGCGTAAATAATAAAGGATTTTCCTCTTTTTTCTATTTGACTTCCATTACTAAGTTTTCCAGAAATATCATCTGATTCTGATTTATATTTTTCCAGAAAATTCAAGGTTTGAGTTAAAAATTTATAGCATTCTTTGGGATTTCCATAAAATAAAGTAATCATTTGTTCCAAACTAGACCATCTGCCATCCGTACATGCCATGTGAAGCATGGGTTCCTTATCTCCTTCTCTAGAAGAAGTTAAACCCGGGGATATGGTCTCTCTTTTAGTTCTAGTTATCCCTATCTCAGTATTTTGTGAATCCGAATTTTGGGATTGAGAATATGCTGGGGTTCCCATCATTCCTCCAACAAAAGCTGCACCTACAATTCCTTTAGCCAACTTGCTTCTCCAATCTTCATTAAGATTAAAATTAAATTCATCTAAAGATTCATAAACTAATTTCATTGTTTGTTTTTCTTTATATATTTTAAAAACAAATAATGAAATTCAGAATTTAATTATTTTAGCTATTAATTCATATCTTTCATCATCATATTTATGATGATGAAAAACCGCTCTTGATTTATCCTGATCAAAATAAACATAAATATCGCCGGTCATTATTGTATCAGGATCCCCAACTTTTATAGTTTCCATTCCATCCAAAATTCGTATAATTCTGTCTTGATCTTCTTTATTGAATGAATCTATTACTTTAAGTATTTGATTTATTTCCTGAAAAGCCTGACTCATTTTTAAACGGGTCAAAAGAGTTAATTCGCTAAAAGCTACTAGTGCTACCTTGAATCCTTCTATTTTTTGAAATAGAGGGGGTGGAGGGGGTTGAAGTTTACGAATACTTTCCATAGCGACTTTAACAATTTCAACAGTTTTTGCTAAATCGCTTTTTATCAAATATGAATTTTTAAATCTTTTTGCTTCTTCTGATAGTTTTATCTTGCTCATATTAGTCAATTTAGTTATTAAGTTTATAGGGGGTTTCTTAAAAAAGTTTCAAAAAAAGGGCGCTTTAACGCCCCCTGATATAACCTTGTGGATTAAATACTTAATTAAAATTTAGTTCCGCATTTTGAACAAAATGCATCGCTGGATTTTCTCCTTCTTTTACCGCAACCAGTACAGAAAACTTTCACATCTTCTATAACAATTGGTCTTTGAGAATCTGGTTTGATATTCCAGGTGGTTTTCCATGAGTAATAGGAATTGAACTGAGTTGAATCAGTTGTAAATCCCTGATAAGACTGGCTTCCCTTTTCTACTCTACCTGTTTCCAGAGGTTGAGGACTTGCGGGCATTTCCAAATCTGAATGTAATGAACATGAACAGAGAAACATTTGACTAGTTTCCATGCTATCCATTACTGGGGATCTCCGGGATTTTGGTCCGGAAAAAGATTTAGTTTCATAAAGAGCATCGTTTGCACTTCTTTCAAAGTTCATTCCCTTAACATGAGATGAATTGCCAGAAGTTAATGTGGATCCACCCCAACCACCTGAACCATTATAATTGGTCCACGAAGGGTTCCATGATGGATTGCTCCAAGTTATTGAAGATCCCTGGTAAACATTGTGTGTTACCATTTCGTCGAAGAATTCTACATCGACTCTTCCGTTTAATCTGATGGCTTCTTTAACATTACTGTCAGCACCATCTACGACATAAGTCTCGAAAAGAAACTTACGAGCTTCTTCCAAATATCTTTCAAGAAATACTCGTTCGCCTGGACGCAAAACGATACCTGAACCGAGAGATTTCCCGTTCAAATTGATTTTGGCTAAAACTTTGTTGTTTGTTGGATTGAATAGTTCGAGTTCGAACTCGTCTCCGTTATTGAGATACACTGTATCACCGAACTGTTTTACTCGTTGTCTACCTTTGGTGACAAATGCTGCGGGTACAGTACTGTTTACCCTTTGGGCACTTAAATTTATTGTCATTCCTTACGTTATTTTTATATGAGTGTTTATTTGTTGGAGTGACCCAACTCAAATGCTACGTGAGCACTAAACCCTCAATCACAAGGTTATTCATCTTATATATCAAAGAAGCAAAAAAGTTTTGCTAAACCCACTTTTGTTCCTGGTAGTATCGTAAAATTATTTCAGCACCAAGACCATCTGCTTTACTTTCGCATTCTTCATTCTCAATTTCGAATGGGAGTTCACAGACAACTGTCCATCCGTGTTCTTTTAAGAGATCAATATCAATTTGTCTCATTTTTCTCAATTATATCCAAATCACATAATTTACAATCCATACAAAGAACGATGCTCCAACATACCATGCATTCTTTTTTGCATATTCTAGTAGATAGTTTCATCTTATACGACCTTCTTTTAAGTTCTTTTTAATTTTTTCCATATCTTTAAACATAGTTCCACATTTATTGCAGACAAAATATTCATCTATAACCCAAGAAGAATATCCAGGACCAATTATCCCATTATCATTTCTCTTAACAATATGATTTTTACTCGTGGATTTACAAGAAGGACATTTGATCTTTTTGATTCGAGTTTCCTCTGCTTTGCGAGCTTCTTCCTCTGCTGCAGCTTTTGCACGAAGATGTTTGCCATACCAATCGGGATCTATATCTACTGGTTTAGATACAACCCCACTTTCTTTAAGTTTTTCCATAGCAGATTTTATGTATATGGACTGTCTTGTTTGGAGTTTATCCCCCGCTTTCTTTACCATTCTATGGGTCTTAAAATTTCAGAAGCATCACAAATTAAATCATCCAGATCATTATAGATTTGGATATTGGGTCTTGCCAATTTGGTTTGAATAATTACGTCTTGAGTTCTTTCATAACCTTTTTCGCATCCGATAAGTATTGGAATTTCAGGTCTTGAATTTCCCCACATACCAAGTTCATAAAGAACTATAGGATTTATGGATCCCCTGCTAAACCAAAATAAAATCACATCAGCATTCATAAGGTGAATAAATTCCCAAGTTATTTGGGCTTCTTCATTATTGGGATCATAAAAGGGTCTTCGGGGATTATAAATTGTAACCCCATACATATCTTTTAATCCATCAATAACCACACTTTGCCAATCTGGGCAATTAGTAATTCCTCCGGCTAAGAAGATAGATTTGTTATTAAGATTTTCTGGAGAATAAATCTCGCCTGGTGCTGTAATAATTAGTGCCATATTATTCTATCCCCATGTCTTTAACTACGTTTTTAGCTTCTTCCATTTCAATTTCTTCAATCTTCTTAGCATCTGGTGCAGATACGGTGAATTTACCAAGATCATCAAATACTTTCTGTAGAAACTCTGATTTTTCTTCATCAGTTCCTTCAAAAGCTTCAATAAAATTCTTTGTGAAGATAAGAGTTTTATAGCAGTGATAACGAATTGCATTAAATTCTGCTTCGTCTCGTATTCCACCGCCTAATGAGTGTTCATCAATTAAAATTTGAGAACAGTAGTTCTCATGGTAGTCTGATAATTTTACTTTTTCCATTATGCTTTTCTACTTAATTTTATTTCTTTGCCACATACCGGGCATTTGTATTCCAATTTTCTTGCACATTCTTCACAAAACTGAGTGTCATTCACCATCCAACAATCCCATAATTCCCTTAAGTGACGGGTAACTTTTAAAAGTTTGCCATAACATTCGATAATATATTCGGGTGTAGGCGGTTCTGTATTATATTGGGTAGTTTTTCCAAAATGATAATGCTCTATTTTCTTCCAAACTTTTCCAGTACATTGATATTCATCTTTATACTGCATGTTATCCCCGAATCCAGACCAGAAAGCTAAATTCTTTCCGCATTTTTTACAATATACGTCGTGTGTGCTGTGCATTATCTACTGTCTTTATCGTAAACATATCCAGAATGAGGATTTCCCCAGAATCCATGACCTGATTCTCTTTCAATGGATCCAATTGATGGCGAATAACAAGTGGGGACATCTTCTTCCATAGCTTTTAACCATTTAGTATCCTTGTCTTCTTGCATTATATCGGCAACAGTTTTGCCACATTTTATGCAAGGACCCCCATCTAATTCAAATTTATGTTTGTGTCTTCTCATGGTTCAATTACCTTAACAGCTTTTGCCTGATAGAATTTAAAGTCCTGATCTTCGTTTTCAAAACGAGCATCCATTTCACGTAAAATATAAAGGGGTTCCTTCAAAGCCGCAGCAACTATCTTCAACTTTTCCTCATCAAGAGTAAGGTCCAGATCGCCAAACCATACTTTGCCTCGAGATTTTGTAACAATATTAGCATTGAATATTGCCAAATTACCTTTATGATTTTCCATGTATCCACTTTTGGAACCAGAAATCATTCTTCCCATCATAAACCCATTGTCTCCAAAGAGTTTATACATATCGCCATCTGACATAAATTCAGACGGGAATACTTCGTTAACTAATTCTACTACTCCCATTTTGATTTAAGTGTTTCGGTTTTTCTAACTTCCCTAAGAAAGTCTTCTTCAATTTTTCCTTTATAAATCCAACAAACAAAATATCTCTTGTCTGCTTTTCTCTTAAAAACATACCATTGTTCCATTTTGTCCCCATCCCCTCGTTCTTCCTGTAGATCCCAATATTCATAGGGGCAAGCTTCATCAACGGAAATCTCTTCATTAGCCCAATACATTATAGCTTTTGCCATACCGGGTCTTGGGAACTCGGTTGAAGCACATACTTCAGTAAATTCTGGACTGAACTGTTTTATTGTATCAATAAATTCAAATAAATCAATAAGTTCTTTCATGATTTTAATTTAAAATATCTTCATCAGTTCCTTTACCTGCTTTTTCATAATATTCTTTGTTCATTAATTTTAGTCTAACAAGCATTTCCATCATGTGACCTAAATTATCAATAGAACTCTCAAGTAAAGACATAATATCTTTTATTTCTTCCCCATCGAGAAGTTCTCCGAAAGTTTCGTCAAGCTTCTTCTTTTCCCCTATGGTTTCTACCTTCTTATAGTTACACCCTTCTAAAAGTTCTGTAAATCTCGTTAAATTAAATAAATGGATGTATTTATCTGGTACAATGATGTCGGTATAGTTGTTCTCCAATATTTTATGAGCCCTTTCAAGGGTCCATTCCATAAGATCTTCAAGCAATATTCTCTGAAAAACAGGGGACGTTTTGTTTGTAATAAACTCCGTTTTGTTATTTTGGGGATCAAAAATATAGAATCCTTTCTTGTTTCCAATATCACTTCTTTTTGTAGAATACGGTGAACCTATGTACATAGCGTCCTTGTGCTCCTGGCGCTTATGTACGTGTCCGCTAAATAATCTTTTAACTCCTTTGATCCCACGTAGCCTAGCACCCTTTAGAATCTGTCTACCGTTATCGTAGTGTAGTCCAGATATATCAGCGTGTGCAAAGATATAATCAGCTGGATTTGCTTTAGCAACTAACTCTTCCTTCTCACTGTTTCCAATCCAAGGAATAACAAGTATTTTGTTTTTACCGTTTGTTATTAAAACGGGTTTCTCATAAATCCTGACGTTTGGAATAAAACGAAACGCAGCCAATGAGTTTACATCGGTATCGTTTTTCTTATAAATGTCGTGGTTTCCTGTAAGAAAGTAAACAGGCAAAATATCCGCCAAATCAAAGATAGTATCAATTGATTTGTTCATAACATTAATATCCAGCAACTGTCTATTGTCAAACCAGTCGCCAAGAATAAAAAGAATATCGCCTTGCTTTACGTTTTCTTTTAGATAAGGTATGTAAATTTTATAGAAGAAATCTAGCTGGTTCTTTAACCATTCCAGCGAATTAGCTCTAACCCCAAAGTGAAGGTCAGAAATAAGAAAGATCCTTTGATAATTGATTTGTTCTATAATAGCTTCGTGCTCAAAGAGTTCAACATCCATCTGTATAGAAATTTCATGTGATTGTTATATCAATAGAAAAGCCAAGAGTTTTAAAGTCTTGGCTTTTAATGTTTAAAAAAGTTTTTTCGTCTTTATTCGACTTTGTATTTGACCTTTGTCAGTTAATTCCTTAAGTAATGATTCTTTGTCCAAAACTCCCACCTCAGCATAGAGTTGGTCATAGTTAATTTGAAAGAACTCAGCAAACCCTATAAAGATCTGCATACTGGAATAAGTTTTACATTCAGAGAGAACTTCTTTGAAGTAATAATACATCTTAGACATATCTCCCTTATCCACTCTACGCGGATTTTTATACTTAGCATAAAAGGGGGAATTCTGAAAGAACTTATATAGATCTTCGTCTAATCGTTTCTCAACCCTCTTCTCCACTAAATTATCTGACAACTGATCTTCATACTGGGAAAAGATTCGATCATCGATCTTCATCAGTCCCGAAAATGCTTCATACTCAATCTCACCCGTATTATACGAGTTATTAAGAATTTTATCTTCTTTCATTGGTGTCCCTTCTTCTAGTTCAAAATCATTCATATAAAAATATCGTTTTGGTACTATTTATCAAAATAGTCCCATCGCGGTTTGTACAGTATCTTCTGGCTCCCCAGTTAAGCTTACTTCTTGGTTTGGATTTGGATAATTACTTATTTTGGCAGCAATTGCACTTTCCCCAGATGGAAAATTATCTGGTCCATTTCCTTTAAAGTTGCTGGTTGATCCTCTCTTTTGATATTTGTTATTAACAGTATGAGCCATAATGTATTCCATGTCTTCAATTTGGCTGTTAGGATCTTCTTCAATACGAGAGAATTTACGATCAAATGTAAATAACTTTCGAGTATTTTCCAAACCGGAAACCCTATCCGCTAAGTATTTAAGGTAATTTAATCCTTGAGCTTTCATTTCCGGATTGGTTATGATACCAAATAGACCATCAACGGTGTGTAATAAAGCAGCAGATTCTGATACGTTTGCAATAGATAGATCCGATGTATCCCAGCCACCACGGTTTGTCTGAGTAGCTGTAATGATAGCCCAGTTTTCTTCTTGAGCAATAGCACGTAAGTCTTCACTGATTTGTTTAATCTTCATGTAAAGATTCTCAGTGTTTGGGTTACGCCAGTTCTTCATAATGTTAATGTAATCAACAAAAACATTCTCAAATTTGTAACCTAATATTTCCTGAGCTTTTACAAGATAGGCACGAAGGTCGGTGGTTCCCATTGTTGAAGAAGGGAATTCTTGGATGTGGAATTTTCCAAGTGGTTTAAAAGCGGTTGATTGAAGCTGGTTAAGCTTTGTTCTCATTAAGTCCGTGTCCTTACTTGCGGCTTTGTATTCATCCATAGGAATTGAAAGCATATTACTTCCAATACGCATGGCTATAATTTCTTTTTGAAGTTCAACTGTTATGTAAGCAGTATTGAATCCATTATAAACGGAATGAGCTGCTAAATTACCAAGCCAGGTTGACTTACCGCATTTTGGCCCAGATAAGAATACAAATAAAGCTCCTTTCCACCATCCTCCATCAAGACATTTGTCTATAAATGGATAACCTGTTGGTGTTGTAGCTAATCGATCCTGCTTATGAGACATTGGATCAAAGAAGTCATTACCAATTTTGAAAGAAAAATCAATAGCAGTTTCCGTAGAAAACATGTGACGAATCTGCTCAACTACTTCTGCTGCATTCTCTGCTCCAACATTAGCAGTCTTCATGAATGCAATGGATTTCCTCATAACAAATTCGAGGTTTCTCATTCGTATCCAAGGACCCACATTATCATCTAACCATTTCTCCCCATACTGCTCCATTTGTTTTTTGGAGTTGTATAAAGCAGCAATGACTTCATCTTGAATAGTAAGTCCTTTGATTCTTGCCAGTTCAGCGAGTTGTTCTTTTTCCGGGGGCTCTTTATAGTTAATTGTATGATCTCTTGCTATATTGAAGAGATCCTTAAGAGTTGGGTTCGAAAAGAATTCCGGCTTCGCTGTATTAAGGAAGATTGGATTCTGTAAGATGTAGTGAAAAAATACGGATTCTTGGTAAGAATTGACCCCCATGTTTAGATATATATAATAAATGCTGTTATGAAAATTATATGTAAAGAATGCAATAAAGTTCTTAATTCATTTAAAGGTTTAACGACTCATATTCAGTTCAATCATAATAAGAAAGACTATTATGATAAGTATATGAAAAAAGAAGGAGAAGGTTTTTGCAAAATTTGTAATAAGCCTACTGAATTTGATTCAGTAGGAAAAGGCTATCATATATTTTGTTCCAAAGAATGCCAAATTATTGATATTGGTAAAAATAATACCGAAATGTTTAAATTAATAGGGGAACAAATTACTCAGAAAAAGGAGCAGACAAATATGGAAAGATATGGGGTAAAAAATAATACACAAAGAAAAGAAATAATGGATCAAATTAAGAAGACAAATTTAATATTATATAATGTTGAAAATGTTATTAATAATCAAGAGATATTTAATAAAGCTAAAAAGAAAAGAGAGGAAACCTGTTTTAATCAGAATGGAGTAAAACACTATTTTCAAGTTGATTCGGTAAAAGAAAAAATTAGGAAAACTTGTATAAAAGTATATGGGGTAGGATCTGCATCTCAAAATAAAGAGGTTCATGATAAACAACAAAAAAATTCCTGCTGGTCCAGAAAATATAAAAATACAAATATAAATTATCAAGCATCCTATGAA